TAGCAGTAGAACCTATCTGTAATCTTGCTGGTAAACTTGTGATTGTGTCAGGTCCTGAAATAAAGAGTATTCCATCTATGCATGAACTAGTAAATTTATCTTGGGGATCTTCTAACTTACGCCGTCTATCCTTTATGAACGCTTCACAACCTTATGATCATGAAGAATTGATCAATTCCAATAGACGAGCGATTACCATGGTAATTCCTGATCCCGACCCCGATTTGAAAAATAGTAACCCAACCGTATTGTTCGGATACGGTTGTCAGTGGATTATGATGAATTATGGTTCATTGGACGCAATGATGGAGATCTATGTAGGTAAGTTTCAGCAAGGAAGTGTACTTGCTAAACCAGCATACTTAAGGTACAAACCGGTCGTCTACAAAAAGCCCGCCCTCCCTCCTCCTGAACATTCCTTTCAACCTATGGCTGCCACATCTCCAATTTACGATTCTAATCCAAAAACTGGCGATAAATCTATTGTGTTCTGAGCGAGTTTTGACGAAATAAGGAGCCTTTGTGGCGACTTTGGACGAAATAAGGAGCCTTTGTGGCGACGAGTATTTTCCTGCGTTTAAATAAAATGGCCAACAAGTGGATTACGCACATCAAGAAAACCATGAAACAGATGAAGAGTCGTGGTACCTACAAGAAAGGTATGGGACTCAAGCAGGTGATCAAGGAAGCCAAGAAGTCCTGGCACAAAGCCAAGCGTGGTGGTGGTGAGTCTTCTGAGGAAGAAGAGGAAAAGACTGCAACAGCTGATGCGGCCGTAGAACCTGGTATGGGTGGACGTCGTCGTCGCAAGCATCGCAAAACTCAAAGACGTCGTAAGCACTAAAAAATTATGCGTATGAACATATAAATGGGAGGTGGTCTTCTACAATTGGTAGCTTACGGAGCTCAAGACGCGTATATTTCCGGGAATCCCCAGATCACGTTTTGGAAGGGTCTATATAAACGACACACCAATTTTGCTATGGAGTCATTTCGTGTCAACTTTAACGGAGAACCCAACTGGGGAACTAAACAGTCTGCAATCATTAACAGATACGCTGATCTCCTGTACTCCACCTATATTCAACTAGAACTTCCTACATATAACTTAGCATCAACTCCAGCACCGGTACAATGGAATTATGGAGGAGGTGTTGCAGGAAATATTCTTAGTGGGTTAACAGGTACTAACCAGATAACAGGGGGAGTTGGAGTAAATCAGGTTATGGCTGAAATCATTAATAAAGCCACGGTTGCAGGTGAAATTGTTCCTCTTGGATTCAATTTTATTGAACGTGTAGAACTAGATATTGGTGGTCAAATTATTGATCGTCTGTACTCTGAATATATGTATTTATGGTCTTCTCTGACTTCCGATTTCTTGAAGGCTCGTAAACTATCTGGAATGTTGACCAATGAAAAGTATAATACAGCAACATTAACCTTTTCTCCTAATGTCGGATGCTTAGGAACAAATGGTCGTCAATCTATGCCTAATATTTTGTACATTCCATTGATGTTCTTTTTTACCCGAAACCCAGGAACTGCTCTGCCTCTAATTGCCCTTCAATATCACGAAGTCAAGATTAATGTAATCTGGAGTTCTCCTCAAGCAATTGTAGGAGATAATACTTCAAATACACAGATAGCAAATCTCCCCCAGGCTTCTTCTGCTGCATTGTACATTGATTACATTTACCTAGATACCGATGAGCGCCGCAGATTTGCTCAACAATCTCACGAATATCTCATTGAACAAGTTCAGTTTAACGAAGATGTAGGAATCAGTTCACCATCTAAACGCATTGACCTAACCTTTAATCACCCTGTAAAAGAACTTATCTGGGTTGTTCAACCTTCTTGCTACACTAATTGTAAGATACCTTCTCTCAAGTATGCAAGAAATAGTAGTGATCCTACAAATTATGTATTCGGAGGCAATACTCGTCTACTTCCCTTTGTGTACGACCAGGCTGCTGTATTTGAACAGCAATTACAGATTAATGGCCAAGATCGTCTAGAGAGACGTTATGGTGATTATTTTAACAAGGTTCAACCCTATCAACACCATACAGGTGTTGCACCTGGAAAGGGTGTATACATGTACTCTTTTGCCGTGAAGCCCGAAGAACACCAACCTTCTGGTACCTGCAACTTTTCTCGTATTGATACTGCTACTCTAGTTCTGACCATGGATGGAGCAGTAACAGTTGACCAAGCCAATGATGATATTTGGGATATGCGCATGTACGCTGTGAACTATAACGTTCTGCGTATTATGTCCGGTATGGGTGGATTAGCGTTCTCCAACTAAAGCGTCTAGGAATCAAAATTTTTTTTTACAGAGCATACTAAAATGCCTTCTAAAACTCTCAAACGAGGATCTAGAAGACAAGTATGGAACGGAAAAGCAGAAATGACAGCAGGAGGTCTAAAGAAGGAAGATTTGATCAAAAATACGAGGGGACGGATTGTTTCCGCAAAGAAATGTCAGACCATGAAAAAAACTTATAAGGGATCAGATTCTGAAGATGAGGAGGAGGAGCCTAAGGGCGGTGAAAAGGAGCCTAAGAAAGGAGGATTCTGGAATACGTTGTTTGAGTGATTTTAACGAACGTAAGTTTGAATAAGGAAATGTATTCCGTAGAAGCAAAAACTGTTCAGACGGGTGCTGTCAGAACTTTAGTTGAGGCCTTGAAATCTATTCTTGTTGAGATGTCTTTGCTATTCGACAAAGATGGTATCAAGATGATTGCTATGGACAATACTCGTACTGTTCTTGTTCATCTCCGTCTGCATGCCGACAAATTTGAGAAGTACGATTATAATCATACCTCTTCTAAATTTATTATTGGTGTAAATACTGATCATCTGTACCGTATTGTGAGAACTGCCACAAATGATGATATTCTTTCTTTTTATGTCGAAAAAGATGATCCTAACTCTTTAGGCATCATCATGGAAAATTCCGAGAAGAAGCAGATTCACAAATATAAACTCAACTTGCTGGACAGAGATGAACCCGATCTTCAACTTCCTGATACTGAGTTTTCCACCCGTATTACGATGCCTTCTACTGACTTCCAAAAGATCTGTCGCGATATGACTCTGTTGTCCGCAAAAACAATTGAGATCACGAATGTAGGTAATTCATTATCCTTCACCTGCAAAGGACATTTTGCTTCTAGATCAACAACTATGGGAGATAATGATTTCAATATTCAGAAGAAATCAGCTGAAATCATCAGTGAACATTTTTCTCTGCCACATTTGGTTCTGTTTACCAAATGTACCAACTTATGTAACAATGTTGAGATCCATGTGAAGAATGGATGGTTTCTGATGATCAGATACGTCGTAGCAAATCTAGGCGAAATCAAACTGTGTCTGATGCCTTGTTCTACCTAATCTTTCCATTGAAAATGTTTCTTTAACCAGATAACGAAAACAGCTGAAACCAGACAATTTATAGCACCAGAACTCATATCTTCATATGTTTCGTCGTAATTCGATTTGAACATATGATCAATAAAATCTGGAGCAAAATTTTTATCGGGATCCTTATGATGTCTCATATGCGTTTCAGATTTGAGGGTAGAATATTGAATCATGTGATACGTTGTATAAGTCAAGGATAACAGAAGAATTACACTAAATGGAATGACCCAGTCACCGGTTATATACTGAATCAATAAAGGAAACAGCATAAAGTATCCCAACTCCAAAATCCCTTCTAACGGTAAAGCAATCCATCTCGGTATCACAGGTTCATGATGTAACCAAAAATGAAAGTTCAAAAAATGATCATTAGGAAGAAGATGTAACAATCTATGCGAAAAATAATAGTTGTACGCCATCAAACAACCGCCAACTAAAGTAGAAGGCCAAGGGCGATCAGGATAGACAACTGCTATGGTACATAAAGCAAACGTTACGACTGCGTAACCATAATGGTTTACGATATCCATCTGTTATTTGTTTCCTTCGAATAAATAATGCTATTAATTCTTCTGGGAACATTATTTATTCTGTTTTGCAATCCCTACCTCTATTCTTGTGTAACTTGGAATTATTCCTTGATGGCCTTTATGGGACTTCTGGGATACACGAATATAATTGCGTTCACAGTTGTCTTTCTCGTGTATATGATTCTACCATCAAGAATTGTCCGAGATATGTTAGTCTATTTTAAGGATCGATTGCGTGAAGTCTTTCGAGACAGAATTTCTGAAACTGAATCCAATATTCGTAAAACGTTTCAGATTCATGTGAGAGAACCTATTCCAGAAAAATCTATTAATATCTGGCATCCACACGGTATTTCAGGAGTAACTCCTGTGATTCATAATGGCTACAAAATCACAAGTCCTGAGTACAAACCAACTAAAGGTGTCGTTCATTACGGATACTTTATGCTTCCGTTTATCAAAGACATTATTCCTCTGTTGAACGCTATTCCATCTGATGAATTCAGTATTCGCGATACTCTGCAAAAAGAATCTATCTCTATTATTTTGGGCGGTGTCGATGAAATGAGTCGTGGTTCTCCTAAAAATCTCCAATTAGTTGTCAGAAAACGTACAGGTATTTTTAAGATTGCGCTGGAACTAGGTATACCTATAGTTCCTGTACTAACGTATGGTGAACAAGAAGTGTTTCCCGAATCTGATTTGGGAATCTTGAAATGTTATAATGATTTGCTGTATACCTACTTCCGATTCAGATTTCCATTCCCAAAAATAAATTCAGTGGTAAATTGGACTAGATTATCTCAAATGCCTTTGGAACCCATTGTGACCTATACAGGTAAACCTGTGCGAACCAAAAAGATCCTGAATCCTTCTCCTTCTCAAATCAAAAAACTTAGAGATCTTTATATTCAAAGACTTCAAGAATTGTTTGATGAAACTAGTCCTCCAGGATATACCATGACGATTTTGTAGACTACTTAGGTCTCGACAAGTGTGGAGTGTATACCACATCATCTGTTACCTTGAAATAGGTCAGATTCTGGTTAAGAAACTTTTTGTCAGAAATTTTGGTTGCTGTATTCCACAGTTTGATAATGTGAAACTGACCCTTTGGTGAAATGGAAATTCCAGCCAATGTCTCTTTATTCTGAACCAGAAGTTCTTCTGTGATGCAATGAACCATCAGATCCACAAACGTGGTATGTGATTGTTCTGCTTCTATCTTCTTTGACCATGCACCACCATGCTTATGTTCATCTGCTTCCCATTGAGGTTTGTATCCTTTACGCATAAAGAAGTACATTCCAGATTCCCATGCTTCCTTTGGAATCGAATCAATGACAGACCAGAACTGTACTGGTGTTGCAAATGGCGCAATTTCAATGTAACTTTTCAGAGAATAGTCACGGTTTTCGGGGTCATGATACCACAAAACCCAAGTCGTCTTGAGTTTGGTGGTTTCTGGAGACTCCATTTGTTATACTTATTAGAGCATACTCTAAAACGAATTCGTTTTGTTGTTGGATAATACAAATAACAAAATGGAACTAACTAGTGCTCTGCTTTACTCGATGAGGTTCATTCAGAAGATTGACCTCCCCGAGATTATCAAGCAGAATATTAGTAAACTGCGACTGGTTCCAGCCGCATATCGCCCCGCACGTTTCGTGAAGAAAGTAGTGGAACAAACAAATTGGCGAGAGAAAGTTCTGATCGATTATGTCAGGAGAATTAGGGAAACCGATGATCCAGATTATGATCAGATGTTTGCTATCTTCAACAAGGTAGCAAAAGCGAACTTGGACGCTCTATCAGAAGATGCTATCGGTATCCTGAAAAAGCGTGATCAAGAGTTTCGACTTCGTGTGACTACACTTCTATTTGACAAGGCAATCAAAGGTTCCTTCTATGCTGGAATCATGACTGAACTTGCTGTCAAACTGAATTCAGTAATTCCTGAAGTATCTGAAGATCTACAAGCCCAATCAGCAATGTTTGGAACTCTGTATGATATGTCCGACACTCTGGTATTCCCTCGCGCAAACGAGGAAAAGTTTGAAGATAAGATTGTGGCCTGGTCCAAGCAAAAAGATGTCCGTCGTGGATATTCTAGGTTTCTCACCTATCTGTACTCTGCTAATCTAGTTCCTGGAAAGATTCTTCATGAATCTATGCAAAAGGTACTGGCTGATCTGGATGATACAGTTGTCCAACCCAAGACTGAAAAGTCTGAAGAGAATGTCACGCAGTATGCCGACTTTCTCTTTGAAATTGCTAAACTTCTGCCAAAAACAGCTGTTGAACTTCGCGGTCTCATTCAGACTCGCGTAGATGCCGTGCTCAAACGTCCTCGTGCTGATCTTCCAAGTCTCAATATGAGATCCAGATTCAAACTAGAGGATACGTACAAGTGCGTACAGGCGTCTTAAGGCAACGCCCACTGGCGACCCAAGAACGCGTTCAGAGAATTCGAACATTTTCAGTTTAGAAGACAAATGGCTCTACCCAGTGCAGCAGTTCTTTTAAAAATGACGGAAGTTGCTATCAAAGAAGACAAGCCTGTCTTTTTTGATTATTATCGTGATTCCGTAGAAAAGAAGTGTTGTATCGGTGTTCAGGATAAGATCAAGTACCTAGTAAAGTCTAACGATGAGTACACATCTACCATTCAACAGGTATTCAAATGCGAGAACTGTTTTATCGTGATGACTGAAAATTCTCTGTATATTGTAGATGCTGGCATCCCTGTCAAGCGAGTAAATCCACCTACAGAGGAAAAGAGTTCTTAAGGGAATGGAGTTCCAGTTCCCTTGTCCACACTACATTTTATACGAACCACTCAATGATTTGGAGACAACTAAATTTGTTAAACAATATCTAGAATTACACGGCGACAAAATTGAACTTGAAGAAATTGATGCTTGTATCCTATTTTCTTCAGATTCATTTTCGCAACGTTTTTCATCATGGATATCGGAAGTTCCTAAAACTGTAGGGAAATTACGTATCATGATTGTTTGGCATGCTGAGTTTTTAACTTCGGCCTGTCAGCAAATGTTGAGACGACAACTGGAACAGAGATCGTTCCGTAATCGAGTATGGTTTCATGTCGAGAATCCTGCTGGAATTCAGGGGGCTCTGATAAGTCGTTGTATTACAAAACGGATGCCAACAACAATAAGAATACCTGAATATATAGTAAAGCCATGATCAGCCTTTTCACTGATGGAGCTTGTAAATCAAATGGCAAGCGTGGGGCACAAGGGTCCTACGCTTACTATTTTCCGGATCATCCTGAATGGTCTGGAGCATTCCGTATCCCAGAAGGAGAACAGCAAACAAATAATCGTGGAGAACTTCGTGCTATCCATGCTGGAGTCAAAAAGGCTTTGGAAATGACCGGTGGATCTGGAGAACTGTGTATCTTTACAGATTCAACCTATTCTAGAGATTGCCTAACAAAATGGATCCCAGGATGGTTGAAAAATCAATGGAAGACAGCAGAAGGCAAAGATGTTTCTCACCGTGATTTGATCGAAGAAACAGTCATGCTTCTAACCAAATTTACTAGACATCAGGTAACTTATGTCAGGGCACATACAGGTGGTAAAGATGAAAATTCTGTAAATAATGATATTGTGGATAAGATGGCAGTACGTGTTCTGGTTCCAGAAGAAGTCAAACCAATCTCAACCACAGAATCAGTGTTTCCAGGATTAGACTTCAAAATGATGGGTCCTCCTGTAGATTATGATCTCATTGTTCAATGGTGTCTCAAAAACCAAGATAAATTGTTGACGTCTGCTTTGCATACTGCTATGTTTACTGCATTTCAGAAAACCATTCATAAAATGGGGTATGATACAGAGGTACAGACTGTCAATAAGAAAAAAATGATGAGACTCGTTTCAAAAACGAATATTATCGAAGGAACTACTATAATTAAAAAAGAATGAAGGTATTTCATTTCTGGTCGCAAACATGTCCACCATGCAAGCGCTTGAAACCTATGTTCGCTGATCTCCAAGAAGATTATCCTGCGGTTACGTGGGTTTCCATAGATATTCATAATGATCCTGAAAAGGTACGTGAGAAATATGGAATTACTCAGGTTCCTTCTCTTGTTGGAGTTTGTTCTGATGGAACAATTCATAAACATACAGGTGCTGATGCTATTGGATACTTCCGAATGATGAAGAAGTTAACCTAGGGGCTCCCCGCAAGGGAGTCGCCAGAGCCCTAGGCATTAATCTTTTCGGTCACTAGCTGACCGTTTTTATACGCTTCACATACAAATTCTTCTCCTTCTTCTGACTCATCCTTTGAACATTGGGCGCCCGTTCTGGGTACCAATTTTTGAAAGACAGGACTTTGAACAGATCCATCCCATCCTTGACCAGATAACATATGTTCTCTTCCTACAAAGTTATCTCTGTTTCCTAATCCCGAATATTTAGAGCCAGATCCACGTACATCCATAAATGGAGTCTGAGAAGCATAAAATGTACTGACAACAGCCCATCCAGATGCGCCAATTCCAATACCTAGAAGTAAGGATAAAATTCTCCATGTTGAACTGTCTTCATAAAACATAGAACAATCTGATCCATAAAATGTAGCCAGTTGAGTAATACTTAAGAGACCAATACTTGATAAAATAGAAATGTTTGCAGATAAATCACGTTTTGTTAAGGCAAAGATCATATAATAGGTCAGAATAGACCAGGAAGAAACAATACTCATTGGCATTCTCTTATTCTCAAACTTTTCCAGACCTGGAATCATACACCATGCTGGACCTGGACGTTCTTGACCTGCTACTTCCATGATTACAGATTTACCCATGATTAATGCAAGAAAAAAGTTGACAACAATAGCAATGAGACCAACAATACTTGCAATAGAATATCTGAAATCTTGACCAATAATATCTGCAATGAATCCAAACGTAATAAATCCAAAGGGAATAAAGTTTACAATCGCAAAGAAAAAGGCTCCTAACGTAGTCGTAATAGCTGCACGAGTTGTTGGATTATATAAAGCATAACCAAGACCTCCTGCGAGAGCTAATCCTAATACAGAGGAAATGACTACACCTACGTAGTCTAATGTATTCCAATTTCTAGGATCGCTATCCGACATTCTTATTTGTAGGTGAGACTTTTCAGAACAAAGTCCTGCTTCTAAACAAATGAGTATCTTCTCTTCACAAACGAGTTGGACCGGAATGTGTGCTGGTGGTAATCAGAGTCCAATTCATCTTTCTCAAAGTTTCGCAAAACCATGTAAAGGAACCTGTGACTTAAAAGTGGATGCCACGAATGTCACTTCTGGTGGGGTTGCTGTATCTGATGAAGGATTGATCTTACTTGCCAGATCACTTGGGTCTTGTACCTATAATAATGTTTCATATAACTGTGTATATCTATTAATCAATCACCCTAGTCATCACACTATTGAAAAAAATTCTCAAGCTGATGGTGAAGTTATAGCCGTATTTGTATCTCCACAAAACGAAGTATTACAAGTTTGTGTACAATTTTATGTGAATCCATCCCCTGGTCCATCCATAGATTTTTTTAAACAGATCATTCCTTATGCTACAGGAGGTGGTAAAGTTAACTTATCTGGATGGTCATTACAGCAAATGATTCCTGACGATGGATCGTATTACATGTACGACGGATCAACAATGGTACCTAATTGTCGTCCTGCTGAAACAATTGTGTTCAAATCATCTATCAATATTGATCAAACAGATTTTGCTTTATTAGTCAATAAAGTTCAAGCAGGTTCTCGTTCTATCCAGGCTCTAGGAAATCGTGAACTATTCTATAATGATGGTGCCGATCTTGGATTTATGCCTCATGATAATAAAACCTATTTGGTCATGAAACCATTAAAACCCCAGAAGAATAAGAAAATTGAAATTTCCAAAGCCGATCTGAAAACAACTTCAGCCAAAGAAGCGGCTAAACAACCAAGCACAGTTGGAAAGGCTGTTAAACATGTGAATGATAATTGGGATGCTTATGTTGAAGGATTTTTCTTTATTTTTTTCACAGGTCTAGTTTTATACGGATGGAGATACATGTACCCTAGAGTGAATTGGTTACCTAAAGTGTACGATTGGGTAAAAAATACAACAGGAAAAAAGACTGCTCCCGTATCTAAACCTTCCAATACTCCTCTTCAGACGTAGCTGTAGATTCAGAATCTCTTTCCTCAACATCTTCTTTATCAAGATACATCTGGAACTCGTCGTTACGAATCATTCGACGAATTCTGGATTGCATACGATCCTTCCATTTCTTTGTTGTATCAGGAGCCATCTGCCATCCATCATTACTGAAGAATGTCCAATGAGATCCGCCATTCTCTACGTGCTTTTCCCATGCTCGTCGAGCAGGTTTGTTGCCATAGAACGTATCCGTAGCAAACTTCCAATCAATTTCGGAATTCCATCGACTTCCAGAAGAGTAACAATTAGTTACCCACTTCTTGTAAGTCTCGTAATCCATAAAGCCTTCATAGTTCTTGAAATCGGGAGTGTACATTTTTGTACTGTTCAGATCCTTATTTTTCAGTCAATCCGTTTTCGTTTTCCATGAAAGACCCAAAATCGAAAACGGAACTTAGATGGTTCAAACAAAACTAAGTAATGGTTTCCGGAATCGCAGTTGAATCTTCCGGTGTGCTCAAAGAACTTTCTGTTCCTATCAAAACTCCTGATGTTCTTTCTTGGTTGAGAAAGAAGTTCAAGAAGCCAGGAATGCAATTTCAAGGAAAAATCCAGGATCCCGGAAATCCTGAACGATGGTTATCTATATTCGGTTGTCCGACAGATGATGATGAAGATGTTAATCCACACATTCTTCCTTCACCATTTGAAGATGAAACGTATACAGGTACCATAGTCATTCTTGCTGTTGGATCAGATCAAGATGATTATGAAAAGGATGCAGCCGAATACATCAATATTAAAACAGAAGAATATGAAACTTTATACGCCATGTGGCAATTTGAAGAACAGGAAGATGCAGAAGAACAAGAAGATGATGAAGAATCTTTGGAAGAAGTTGTTCATCGTACCGTAAATCCTGTGATCGTTCAAACTAAAAATGTATTTGTCGATCATCCATTGCGTGAAAAAGTTGTCTCAAATTTCAAAGAAGTTATTGATATTCCTCTAGAAGAAGAAATCTTGAAAGCAGTAGTTGATTATTCTAAGATGAACGGAATTGATGTAGATTGGAATAATCGTGTGTTCTGGAATACATATCGTAGTAAAGCAGTAACTGTTTACCGAAATATTGATCTGTGGAAAGATCGACTTCTAGAAGGCTTTGATATCCGAACGTTTGTGCGGATGTCAGCCCAAGATGTATGTCCTCAACGTTGGCTTGATACTTACGAAAAGACAGCAGAGAAAGATAAGAAACTGTATTCTAAGTCGATGACAGCGTCTATCTTGATGTTCTGTTCTCGCTGTAAAAAGAAGACGGGTTGCGAGTATTATCAACTACAAACACGTTCTGCTGATGAACCTATGACTACTTTTGTAACCTGTTTGGATTGCGATAAGAAATGGAAGTTTTAAGACTGGACCCTTATCTTGAATCTTGGTTCAGGTTCTTCGGGAACAATGATAACCGGTGTTTCCGTATGGGTTTCTGCGCGATACACTTGAATTTTATGTAAGCCATTCACTTCAACTGGTAATGCAATATCTCCCATATCCTTAAATTTTTCATTAAATGCTGCAATAATTTCTGAGGGACAATTAGGTGTGGTTTCTGCTAAACGTTCCATAGTTTCACGAATATAATTTAATAATACATCAGCAGGTGTACGTTCATCGCGTGGTAAACTTAGTTCAATCGAGATTTTAGTTGACATTTTTCCATAATTTAAGTGAGCAATTCGGTGTGCTTCAGATCGTTTTGCGAATGCAAAGAATCCTCCTAAGGTATTCAGAATTCCAACACCAATAGATACTAGACCTACAGCAATGCCTGATGTCTGGGCATTAGACTCACCAAATAAAGTTGATGAACCAACAGATGCTGTTCCTGCTAAGGTAGACAGAATAATCACAGGAACTTGAATGTAGGTATTGTAGGTCGATGTCATAATTTCTGCTCGCGTGTGTAACCATGCGAGACCTCTACACCGCTCACCTTCTTTAGCAAGAATATCTTCTAATTGGGATGACCATTCTACTTTTGCTTGTTCTTCTTCCTCTTTTTCTGGCATTTATAATTCTGTGATAAAAACAATGATGTGGGTCTATGAAGATCCTCCCGAGGATCCGTATGAACGAAAAATGTATAAGATTTTGCTTAAACTCTTACATAACAAAGATGTGGCCAAAAAAGGTGCTCGTAATCTAGGATTATTCAAGTTTTTGTCTCGAAATAAGTTTGAGTCGCCATCAGAATTGAGACGTAATGTTCTATCTGAAGGTAAACCTTTATTTCGTCCTGGCGACGCTAAAGCCGTTTGGACATTTTTCAGACAGTCTGGCGGTGCTCTGACTCCAGAACAGTTAGCCGAACAAGAACCTATACAAGTTCAAGAATCTTACCAGAACGCAGAACCGGTGGAAGGAACCTCCGCGGAAAAGGAAGATACATCCGGATCTGCTTATGATGCGATTGTTGATCGATGGTTGAAATTCTGGTTTGCATTGACACCTTCATTCCTACAAGACCCCATCAATATGATTAGTCCATTTATGTACCCTCTGAAAACATTAGAATCTATTCCGGTATATGGTGACAGTTTAGCAGTAGCAGTTGATGTTGTGGCTCAGATGAATAAAAATCTTTCCAAAATGGCTCAAATGTATACACCTATGATGATGGGATTACTACCAATTCCTGAAGCATCTACAGTAGGTATTATTGTTGGCTACATGATCTCCACGATGTTCATTTTCTTTAATATGATTATTTTTACTACACGTCATCATTTTGGTGAAGCATTCAAACAATCTTTGGCTTTGATTCCCTTTGCAGGAATGGCTCTTGAAAATGCGGCAGATTCAGGTGATGGACTAGTAGGTAGATATGGAAAAGCACGATTGAAAATCATTGATCAACTTAATGAATCTGGTATTTTTTCATGGTTAGGATGGTTGATTACCTATACCACAGTTGATCCTTTTTATCAAGGCGATCCTGCTGAAGATGCTAATTGGGTGAAGGATATGGCCGGAAAACATTTTGAAAATGCTAAGTCATATACGTCTGAATTATATACGAATGTTAACGAAAACTTGACCAATCCAGAAAAACGTGCTGAAACCTTGGCAACTCTAAAACAAAAAGCACAGGAACTTAAAGAACATGCTCTGCAAAGTGTAGAACAAGTAAAAAATTCTCAGTTAGCACAAACTGTAAAAGATTCAACATCTAAAGGTCTTGCTTCCTTAGGAACAGCAGTAGCACCTCCTCCTCCAACATTATCACAAAAATTTAGTCGTGGTATAGGTCTTTCAAAAGAAGGAACCTTGGAAAAAATGAGACGTCAAGCAAGTGAAACCTTGAAAAAAGGAAGTAAATCCGTTATCGGAAAACAGGCCGGTGGTAAACGACTTTCGAAGAACGGGCGTCATAAAGGTAAATGGCGAACACAGAAATTAAAGAGATAATTCGATCATGGGTACGTCTGGATGATGAAAACAGAACACTGGCTGTGCGTCAAAAAGCTATTCGTGATGAAAAAACAAGACTGTCTCAAGAGATCCTGGAGTTCATGAGATCTAATCAAGTTGATAATTTTAATCTGGAAGGATCTGGAATGGGAACAATTTCTAGATCTACAAGGACATCTAAACCTCCTCTACGTCGTGACCAGATTCGAACTCAACTTCTTCTACAGTTTTCTGATCAACCGCAACGAGTAGCTGAAGCACTAAGAGCAATTGAAGGTGTTTCTGAAGGTGATGATATGTCCATTGTAGGAAAACAGAGAGAACTGTTGTCTCGTAGAATCCCTAAAGTTTCTATGACCGTTTAAGTTTTTTCAAGGCTTCGGATGCTGCCAGTTGTTCGGCTTGTTTTTTTGTTGGTGCAGTCCCAGATCCAAGAGTTTTTCCTCTTTGATCTAGTACAGCCATCGTATACCCATTTTCAGCAGAAATCATTTTATAGGTTGGTGTCCATTTATACGTGGCCTGAAAGACTTTTTGCAGTTGATCTTTAAAATTAGTATCATTCAACAGTATTTTTGGGATATCAATATATCTTTCAATCAGACACACAATAAATGCATAAACGGATTCAAATGAATATCCTGAATCTATCCACAATGCACCTACAAACGCTTCCAATATATCCCCTAGTTTTTTTGTATTTTGACGACCAGCACACGAATCTTCATTGTGACGAGAAATAATATAGAATTTATCTAGACCTATTTTTTGAGTGAGCGAACCTAGCATAGCATTACATACAATTTCTTTACGCAAAGTAGTCAGAAACCCTTCTTGCTGTGTAGGAAAACGTTTAGATAAGTAAGTTGATACAACGACACCCAAAACTGAATCACCAAGATGTTCTAGTCTTTCGTAAGATGAATCGAATAGATCTAGACATCCCGAAGGTTTTTCGCATAAAGAAGCCTTTTCTCCTGTCGGTGTAGTATATTCCGTTCTTCGGACATAAGAAGAATGAACCATTGCAGTTTGAAAGACTCCAAGATCTCTGACCTGATAACGACACTTATGGTTACTCAAGATGGTGTGTACATCTTCTTGAGTAAACAGAACGTTTTTCGTGTTGAACGGATTGTATTCCATGTGTAAAAAAATCCCGAAGGATGTAAATGGATCCGTTTTCTACTCTCCGTTTGGATTAGTCCAGCAGATTCTCCAATCTGTCTGGTTAGCACGCTGATCATGACGATTCACGATATATCCGTAACACGCATCGCCAGTTGGCTGTGCAGTTGTCTGGAAGTAAGAAACAATATCTGAATGCAGATCATTCTTTGATAGATACCAAGATCCCTTCCAAGATCCTGGTGGATCTACTTTAAAGGTACACCCTTGGTGCTGGAAGTTGCGTACTGTAGCGAACTCTGGAGTCTTCATGATATCAATCATCTGAAGCTCTAGAAGCTTTCGGTCCTCTCGGTCCTTGTACACGTCACGGTTCTTCTCTGCGATTCTCTTTGCAAGAGTGGAATACTCATTTGCAAGGCGTCTAAGATCGTCCATTTTTTACTGTAAAAAAGATTACATGATTATAATCCGTTTTCTTAGTTATGAATAGCGTTCCATGTTTCCATCCATCCTAGAACAGCTGAATCCAGTTCCAGTTCTAGTTGGGGTCGTCGTGCTGGATTTGTCTGATATTCAAGAAGCATGGATTGAATAAGTTTAGCTGAAGCCTCCAGATTACTCAAGAGGTATTCATTCAGATCTACTTGTTCACCATACTCAATGACTTCGACTTGGAGTTGACGAGCTACAATGTAGTTCATACATACCGAATACATATCCATCTTTTGAAAAATAGGAAATGATAGTTTTTATTTCCGTTTTGACTTCTGATAAGCAAAAATTTGATTCTTTCGTTTCATCTTTTTGATTGAATGCCCTACCCTGCGCATTTCAACTGTGACTAGGCTAACCCTAATCTCCATAACTTTTTTCACTTCGTATGTCTACTCCGCGTATTTCTCATTATATCCCCCCTACGCCCCCACACCGCGTATAATCCATAGTCAACTTTATGACTCCTGCTTAGTTTCTACCTTTATTATTTTCAGTCTTTTCCGTTGCCTTCTTTTCTTTACTCACTTTTTATCTAACCTTATTCCCTCTTAGAATCCATCAACCCTAAGAATGCTGTGCACCTCCTCGCACAACATTGTCGTTTCACTATAATCTAAATGTTTTCCACGCATCTAGTTTATATGTCCGTCCGTCTGTCGATACTTTGCAAGAGTATCAACGCCTGAATCCTGTCTGAATAGTCCACGTCTGTTTTCAAGCGCCTTATATGTATGTCTGCTATTCTGTATCAGAGTAGTGTTCATGCATTTTATCTCGTTTAAGCATATTCGTGGGCCTTCTTCTTGAGAATCCCGCTAACCATCTTCCTATAAAAAAACAATCCGTTTTACAACTTAAATCTTCGTTTGAAATCTGCTAATGAAGATTTCAGTGTGGGTTTATTCCAGAGTACCCATCTGGATAACGCACCAGGTGTATCAGGTTTATTCCAATGTTCGCCCATTCCAGAATGACGTTTCAGATACCGAGAACGACGTTTTGTATCTTTATGCTTCGTAAAATCAGACATGCCTCGGGCTCCAAAAGGAACAACTTTTTCTTTACCATTATCTTTCACAAAAACAGCATCCCACTTTTTCTCAGGCCTGTGCGATCTGCGCAAAGTTTTCAAACGCATTTATTTATCCTTATATATAAGATTTGAAATCCATGTTGGAAGCAAACCAACTAAAAATTCCCGTGTATAACAACATTTACATACGCCATTTACATAAAAATGTCCCTTATTTGAAAAAGCTTTTGCTAAACCAGCTTTCACAAAATCGGCATCAAGTTCACGAAAATTCTTGAAAAAAGCTCCAACAATAAAGAATTCAGAAACGATAATAAAGAGAAGAACAATCGTATTTGTCAATAGAAGATCGACAATGTTCAATCCATAATAATATGCTAATCCGATCCCAGCAGATAAGAATCCAAATCCTACTAATTCACATGTTAGATATGTATTAAGTTTAATTCTTGAATTGGCCTCTACAGTATCGTCAAAAAAAGTAGTAACATCGGAATTTGATTTCAAAATATCAAAAGCGGTATTTACAGACTGTGTTAAATTTTGTGTAGAGTTTATAGAGTTTAATAATGCCACATCTAGAAATTCAGGTTGTACAATATCAAATAAATCAGAGATTACTGAATAAGATTGTAATGGAGCTACATATTCAAAGTAAAATATAGGTAGAAAAAATAGAAAGAAAGCGGTATGTACTAAAACTTCTACCCAAAACATCCTTATAACTATAATGGAAGATATACCTGTTATAGTTCCACAGGTTCCACCGGAGCCTGTTTATGCAAAAGCATTAATTAACGGATTTGGAGCAACAATAATTCTTTGGACATTTTGGATGCCGTTTATTATTGGATTTGCTAGACCGTTAGTAAATGCTCAAATTAAAGGATTTGTATGTGAAATTGAACATCTTGCAGTTCGGTCTTCTGATAATTCAAATTGGTTATTTAATTATTTAATGGCACTTGTAGCATCAAATGTTATAACATATCAACAAATGGAGGAGATTTTAGCAAATCAAAATGGACCACCAATTGATAATACTGTGGCATTGAACGTCATACAACAAAATCCTCAAAAAAATATTGATGAAAACACATTAATTATTATTTTGTTTGTGGTGACTTATTTTTTAGTTATGATCTGTTGTGCTATAGGAATTTATAGTCTTTCTAGCTGGTTTTCAATTGATTTAGGTCCCTTGTACAAATTTAATGCTGTTATGGCTCTCATTATTATCGCAATTGAAGCTATATTTTTTGGTGTAGTTGCTATGTCGTATATTCCATTCGATATTAATTTGATCATTGAACAATTACAATTCAAACTAGATTCGTATTTATCTAATATTGGAAGTCAACAACTCATAGATCCAAACCTACCACCTATACCAAAACCAGCTTGTCAATTTCAACCACCTCTACAAGATTACTTTATTGGAGGATGGATTCAACCGACTACAAGTTTTGGAACTTTAGATGAAGCTAAGCAAAGATGTATTTTAAATTCACAATGTGTTGGTGTAACAACTTCAGGTGATGGAAATTATATTTTAACAACAACTCGTAATAAATATCAAGAAATTCCTGGTTCTCCATATCACAATAAAGGTTCAACGTCTTGGCTCTTAAATGAGTGTAGATAATAAATGCACGAGTGGTGTGATACTGTTGTAGAGATGTCAGATTGTGAACCTCATCATGGCAAACAAGTAAAAAAGATTTGTCAACATGTGTTTCGATACGTGTGTACTCATAAACTAAAAGATGAAAAGAAGTTTCGTGATCGTCGTGGTGTAGAGTACGATGCGTTCGTGGAATCTATGTCTTCGTACCCCCAAGAGTTAGTTCAAGCAGTTCTGGATTACCCTGACTTTCTAGATAAGACCCATTCTGCGGCTCGCAAACATAAGTCGAAAACGAATCGATCTAAAGATTAGGCTTCATATAATAAGAATGGGCGATACAATTATTGGTGTCCAATTTGGCGTTGCCAACCCTGAAGATATCCTTTCCAGGAGTGTAGTCGAAGTCAAAACTGACAAAACGTATCAAGGAGACGTACCCGCTGTTGGTGGTGTCTTTGATCCGAGATTCGGTGTCACCGAACAAGGTAAATCATGTCCTACCTGTAAGCAAACCCATTTGCTTTGCCCAGGTCATTTTGGACATATTCGCCTAGCCCGCCCTGTTTATCTCTATCAATTCATTGAAGTCATTCAGAAACTGCTGGCCGTAGTCTGTATTTCCTGCAGCAATCCTTATCTCCCTGATGACTATCTGGAAGAACTAGAAAAGACCTACAAGGGAACCCAGAGATTCAACGCTGTTCGTGAAGCAACAACTACCTACAAGGAACGTGACCTAAAAGAATCATCTTCTTGCGGTCATTGTGGATCTCAACTAATTAAAAAGGTGGCACGCGCAGACGGAAACGTTACTGCCCTGCAAGCCGTGACTTATAAAGATGATTCTGAACCTTTTCGTCTACAACCTGAACTTGTGTTGCGTTGTTTTCAACGCATTACCGACAGACACATTGATTTGGTAGGATTTAACCCTAAATTCTCACGACCGGATTGGATGATGTGTACAGTTCTGGCCGTCCCTCCGCTGACTGTACGCCCTTCAGTGGTCATGGAAGATAATCAGAGATCTGAAGATGATTTGACCCATAAATTGATTGACATTATTCGCCAAAACAATGCTCTGCGTGACAAGATTGATAAAGGTGAATCTGGTGATATTATTAATAAGTTTACCGATCTGCTACAAATCCATGTAGCTACCTATGTGGATAACGATATCAAAGGTATGCCTCCTGCTGCCCAACGATCTGGTCGTCCCCTGAAAACGCTCAAAGCCCGATTCGGAGCAAAAGATGGACGTGTTCGTGGAAATTTGATGGGTAAACGTGTAGACTTCTCTGCCCGTTCAGTGATTACTCCAGATCCCAACATTGATGTCGATCAGTTAGGTGTTCCTGAAGAAATCGCAAGTAATCTAACTTTTCCTGAAATTGTAACCAAATATAATCGTGACAGACTCATGACTTACATTCGTAACGGTCCTACCAAATATCCCGGTGCTAAAACTGTTGAATTCAAAGCGGATGGACGCCGTATGCATCTAGGGTTTCTCAACCGCGAAACTGTAGATCTCAAAGAAGGAGATATTGTTCATCGTCACCTTATTGATGAAGATGTGGTTCTGTTCAATCGTCAACCTTCTTTGCACAAGATGTCTATGATGTGTCACCGTATTCGTGTTCTTCCTTATTCCACTTTTCGTCTGAACGTTTCTGCAACGAAACCGTATAATGCTGATTTTGATGGTGACGAAATGAATATGCACGTTCCTCAAAGTGTTACTGCTGCCACTGAATTGAAAATGATCGCTTCTTTGCTTCGTCAAATCATTTCTCCTCGTACATCTGAACCTATTATCCAACTTTTCCAGGATACGCTGACCGGTGTATTCCGTATTTCTGATGATTCTGTTGCAGTACCTGAACATCTGGCCATGAACATGATGGCACGCATGAAACGTCCTCTTGGATCTTTTAAGAGAATGGATAAACCTGTTACGGGAAAGGATATCATTTCTACCGCATTTCCTCTGATGAATTTCAAAGCAGGATCTGTAGAAGTTAAAGATGGTAGACTTGTAGCCGGTCGTCTCAACAAAGGTGCATTCAGTAAAGCCTCTAAAGGAATTATTCATAATATCTTTAACGATTTTGGTCATGAACGTGCTGGAGAATTCATTAATGCGGTTCAGAATGTAGTCACCAAATTTAATCTGTTCTCCGGATTTTCAACTGGTCCTTCTGATCTGATTGCAGATATGGAGACCTATAAAATGATTGAATCTGTATTGAAAAAAGGAAAAGAAGAAGTGGGCCAAATTCTTTCTGATATGCATGCCGGACGATTTGTGAATACAGAAGGCAGATCTAATGGTGAAGAATTGGAACTGAAAATAACAAAGGCGTTGAATGGAATTAATACTAAAATTGGTGAAGATGCTGTGAAAAGTCTGGATTCTCAGAATCGTATGCTTCAAATGACATCTAAGGGTGCTGGATCAAAAGGTTCTGAACTCAATATCACCCAGATGATGGCTTTGCTTGGGCAACAGATTGTAGATGGTAAACGTATTCAGTACACTATGGATAATCGTACCCTGCCACACTTTTCTAAATTTGATGATGGACCTGAATCTCGTGGATTCGTTGAAAATTCCTTCATTTCAGGAATCCGTCCAACTGAGTTCTTCTTTCACGCTATGGGTGGTCGTGAAGGTCTGATTGATACTGCAGTGAAAACTTCTGATACTGGCTATATCCAACGTAAACTAGTGAAACTGATGGAAGATATTCACGTGGATCAAGATCATACTGTTCGTGATATTAATGGATGTATTGTTCAGTTCACCTATTCTGAAGATGGTATTGATTCAACCTGTGTAGAAAATCACGATTGTGATCTGGGTGTTCTCACTATGGAACAAGTATACGCTTCCTTTGCCTGTACTCGTGATGAATACAAGGCTGTGTGTACTGACGTTTCTGAAGAGCCTCCCGATCTAGTAGAACAGATTTTGGAAGATCGTCGTATTCTAGTTCAACATGTACTCAGATTCCAAAACAAAACAGAAGTTCGTGCTCCAGTTCATTTGGGGAGATTGATTTCTAAATACCGTAATCCTTATTCAGTCAAGACCGATCTGACTCCTGATTATGTTGTTGCTGAACTTGAGAAACTGTGTAAGACTGCGTTTATTCAATCTAATAAACTCTTCCATATTCTCCTACGATTCTATCTGGCTCCACGCAAATCTATTCTGGTCTATAGATTTTCTCAAGAATTGTTTGATGAATTGATCTCTGAAATCAAGTTCCGATACACAAAATCATTGGTTCATCCTGGTGAAATGGTAGGTCCTTTGGCTGCCCAATCTATTGGTGAACCTACTACCCAACTTACCTTGAACACTTTCCACACTGCAGGAACTACTAAGGCTAACGCTACTCAAGGTGTTCCTCGTATTCAAGAACTTCTCCACGTTTCTGAAAACCCTAAGAATCCTTCCAATGTAATTTATCTTAAACCTGAACTATCTTTGTCTCAAGCAAATGCTCTGAGCGCCATGAAACTGATCCAGAAAACTACTCTGCGTGACGTAACAAAATCCGTTCGTATTTATTATGATCCTAATCCCCTTTCAGCAGATACTGCAGTAACAGAAGACCGTGAAATCCTAAAAGATTTTGAAAAGTTTTCATTGACGCAAGGATGTGCGTCTCCATGGATTATGCGCTTGGAGTTGGATGAACAGAAAATCGCAGAACGTCGTGTGATTGATATGACTTTGATCCAATCTAAAATTGAAAATAATAAAGTTCTTAAAGTATTTGATTGTGTTCATTCTGATGTGAATGCTGAGAAACTTATCTTGCGTGTAACGTTTGGTCCCGACGTTGCTCGTAATGCTTTGTCTCTCCGTTTCATTGAAGATAAACTTCTCGACACTATTCTGACCGGAGTTGATGGAATTGGACGTGTATTTCCTCGTGAAGTTAATGATGAACTAGTGTACGATGAAAAGGTTGGTGGATACCGTCCTATGAAACAGCACGTTCTGGACTCTGAAGGATCTAATTTGCTAGAACTCTTCACCAAAGAAAACGTAGATGCTACACGTACCTTTTCTGATGATATTCATGAAGTGCTTGACGTTTTCGGTATCGAAACGGCTCGCATGACATTGTACGAAGAATTGATGAAAGTTTTCGTTACAGAATATATTAATTACCATCACGTATGTCTCCTTGTAGATGCAATGACTTACCATGGCCATTTTGTAGAAATTAATCGTTTCGGTATGTCCAAACTGGACAACGGAGTTCTTGCTAAATCTTCATTTGAACAGACCTCAAAAATCCTATTTGAGGCTGCGGTTTCTGGAGAATTTGATACGATGCGTGGCGTGTCTGCCAACATCATGTTTGGTCAAGTTCCTCCTTGCGGTACAGGATTTGTGGATATTCTAGTTGATGAATCTAGATTGCCTGAAGGTGATGATGAAGTTGACGTTTCTGAAGCGGATTTGAAACATGCTAATGAAGTTGTTCAATCTCAAGAAGAAAAAGATAAGGCACAAGGTGAATGTCGACTAGATGATATTGTGATGGCTTGGTAGGTTATTTACCAACTAATGCAATAATAAGCATTGCAATAAATGAAAACATAGATCTAAATAGAGGGCCAAACCACAAAATTGATAATAAAACATTTCCATCCGCATAACGATCATATAAGGCTAAAGAAATACCCCATAATAGTCCTGCAACTGCTAAATAAATTCCTGTAATTTCACTGGATAATGAAAAATTATTTTTATCATATTTATCTGCGGTAACAAAAACTAGAACGCCACCAACTATAATCAAAAAAATAACAAACCCTAGAAATGTTTTACTTATCATTTACCATTTCTTAGAGTAAATTTTTACGCTAAGAAGTGGGTTTCCCCTTTATTTACGAAGATATGGAAATTGTACATAAAACTCTTCACGTTTCTGAATAGCCTCATCAAGTTTTTGCTGAATTGTCAACTTTTTTGATGACGTACCTTTCCATTTAATTTTTTCGGTTTTCAAATCGATACCGAATCTATCACCATGAGCGCCATTTGCTTTAATATACCAAATATGTGTTGGTATCTCTGTAATTCCTTCAGGAAGTGCAGCAGTTCTTTTTTTCTTTTTTTGATTGAGATTCTGTTGAGTCTGGGTAACTAGGCGAAGATTCTCTTTGCGATTATCTAGACCATCGCGATTGATATGGTCAATGCTTGACTTAGCACCTCTTCCTGGAAACACAATATTATTCATAATAAAATTATGGAGATATAGAATTTTACGAACACCGCCAATCGTAATATTAGATCCAATATAATCACTTGCTGCAAACCAATTGCGTGATTTAACCTTTTCTAGGTCATCCTTGTCTATTTTAAAGAGAAGAGGATGACCTTTTGAAATTATAACTCCTTGTACATATGTATCAAATTCTTCAAATGTATTTCCTAATGAAGGTCTACCAGTCTTATTACGTATTTCGCCTTGAATTGTATACGCCATTTTGTTTTATTCTTATATATACCACAATATGTAAATGGGTGGTTGGAATACAACATACCACCAAGTTGATTAATTTGAGTACGCTAAACCACCCATGCCAGACATCACACGCAGCACATTGTAGTTCAGAGCGTATACGCGGACCTGGGCAGTGTTGCCGCCAACCACGGTGTTCACGGACACAGTGAGTTGTAGGGTGGCCTTGTCGATACGAGAAAAGTTACAGGTGCCGGAAGGCTGGTGCTCCTCAGGGCGTAGAGCGAAGGAGTACACGTTGATACCCTGAGAAGGGGTACGGGTGTGGTGCTGGTAGGGCTGCACGCGATCGAAGTAAGAACCTTCGCGATCCGTGAAACGATCCTGGCCGTTGAGCTGTAGTTTGCCGACTTCCACAGGGTTCTTGCCCTCGCAACGCACACCGGATGCCAGAATCACCTTGGCTAGCAGGTAATTCACGCTGGAATCGAATGCATCTGCCGCACCCACAGCACCAGTGGCAGATACTTGACCAGGATTTGTTCCAGTACCACTTAAGTTTCCACCCAGAGCACGTACAGAAGGACCGCCAGTAGGAGTAGTAACAGATGCGATACCAACAGTGGACACGGGGCCAGCAGCTGCACGACCTAGCAGAGACATGATAGTACCTTCCGTGGAGAAGTCATCGGAGTAGTTGAAAGGCTGTTGGCCACCCACAGCGGATAGCCAAGGAGGGTTAGAGCAATCCACGAAAGAATCGCGCTGTACCACCCATAGGAGTTCCTTTACAGGGTGGTTAAAGTTCAGCTGGATCTTGTTGGAAGAAGAGGTGATGGACTCAGCACCAGTGTACTGTACCTGCTCAATCAGGTACTCGTGGCTCTGCTGAGCGAAACGACGACGCTCCTCAGTATCCAGGTATACGTAGTCAACGTATAGAGAGCAGGCAGCCAGAGACTGGGCAGTGGGACGCTTGGGCACGAATGCAGCCTCAGCGTACACGCAGTTCTCCCAGGTCTCGAAGGTCACGTTGATACGCACTTCGTGGTACTGAAGAGCGATCAGAGGAATGGCCAGACCAGGGTTGCGGCAGAACCAGAACTGTAGAGGAATGTACAGGGTCTTGGCAGGGGTACCAGAACGAGATAAACAAGACTGAGTGACTTCAGTAGAAGAGCAAGTAGAGTCTAGAGACTCACCACCTCTGGTCTTCAGTAGTACTAGGTCGTGGGTGTTACCTACTAGAGAGTCTAGAGCAGTGATGTGGCCAGCATCGGTGGATAGCTGGGTCCAGATCTGCATCCAGTCACCATACTGACGATCAATACGCTGACCACCAATCTCAAGTTCAACCTGGTTGATCAGACGGTGACCAATGTAGCTCACCCAGCGGAAAGCATCGATGTCACCAAGAGCAGCAGAGTTTCTGCCGATATCAATCTGGGGGAGCACCACCTGTACGTAGGTGCGGAACATCAGATCAGCGTTACGGTTAATCACGGCAGTCACACGCTTGTTGAAATCTGCCTGACCGTTGAAGGTCACTTCAATGGACTCCATGGCAAAGTTGGTGTGACGCTTGTAAAGAATCTTCCAGAAAGTAATCTGGGGGTTACCGGAAATGTAGATATCCTGAGCACCATACGCTACCAGCTGTAAGAGACCACCTGCCATTGTTTATGTCCTACTGCGAGAAAAAAATATGGACAAGAATTAATGTTCTGGTACTACCCGACGTCGAACCTTCTTGTGAATACTTTTCTGCGTTCTCTAGTAGTCTTCGGAACTCTAGTACTGAGTGGAGTTTCTTACTATAATGCGTACTGGGGTACCATTGTGCACGATGTTATTTCTTTATCCTTAATGCCCCGTTGATCCAAATCCTCCAGATCCACGAGAATCAGGAGGGGCAGGTAGTTCATCAACCAGTGTGATAGATCCCCAAGGCATCCAATTCTGTCGGCACAATTGGAAATATCGCGTACCATCTGTGATACACATGAAATCAGATTGATCAATTACATCTACCTTTGCCTTTAGAGGCCCACGATATCCCATATCAATCAATCCAATCGAATTTGCCATTCGGAAGGGGGAATTAGATAGAGAAGAACGGGGGACCAGAAGTAGCGGTTCAGGATTTCCTTGTTCATCTGTTGCCGCAACTGTGATTCCAAAATCAAATGTTACCTGCTTTGCCCATGCTCTAGATTGATTAATCATAGGAATATCAAATCCCGAATCAGTCAGACGACGTTCTCTAATCTGGGTAGCCAGAAGTTCGCGAAGTACGGGGTCTGCAGTATACACATAAAGGTGCATTTCTATTTTAGAGTTGCCTACCTATAAACCATAATGGTGCTTGAATTGAGTGTAGGCGTTCTCTGTTTTGTACCGCTTCTATTTACTTGCTTGATAAGCAATGATAAATGCTAAGACCGCAGTTGTCTGAATAACCAGAAGTTTCAGGGATTCGTATACTGACAAACGTCCCAGTGAAAAGTTTAAGAGAACAAATAGAGGATTGAAATGAACAATAGATTGATGTGCGATCAACATAGCAGAGGTATACGCTAATCCAATAAAATATGGATTATTGTGTGTCAACATAGCTGTAGCACAGATAAGAAGAACTCCCATAAATTCTAAAACATCAGGAATCATTTCCTTTACTTTTTACAAAGAGAATGAAACGTAATCTTTTACTTATTGGTATTGCTGTAGTTGTCTGTTCAGCATTGGCAGGATACTTTTTTGCCCAAATTCAACCTGTTCAACAACAAGGACCTGGTGCCGCATCAGCTCTTGTTTTAGCCTGTATTGATCCCAGATTTACAGCTTCTTTAGCATGGTATTTAACCCATAACAAACAAGTGATTAATGATTATGATTTAATAGCTTTGGCAGGTGCTTCTCTGGGTGTTCTGCAGACAACCTACGGTTCTTGGCAGACTACTTTTGTAGACCATGTGAAATTAGCCTTGCAGTTACACAACATCAAAGAGATCTGGGCTTTTGATCATTTAGATTGTGGAATGTACAAAGCTACCTTGAACTTGAAAGATGATATGGATAATGAAATACATATTGAAAAGTTACAAGAACTCAAAGTGTTTCTTGCTAGAGAGTTTCCTGAATTAGGATTCAAAGGATTTATTATTGATGTGCGTGGCAATATTCAAAAAGTTCTAGAATAAGTTCGTAATTCGGAGGTAGATGTCTATTTTCAAGAATTGGTACCTGACTAAATTGGCGACCACTATTAAGATCTTTGTAAGACACAATTGAATCTTCAATGTGTTTTGGATCTGTGTACTGATCGCCTGAATATTCAGTATGAGAAAAAGATACTAGTTTAGTTTTGATAAATTCGGTATCTCCAAAATAGCTAAGATGCCAACCTCCATTTTCCAAGATGAAATAACTTGGACTTATTCTACACGATTGCGGACTACCAATCTTTAGATACGTTCCCCAGTTCATAATTCGAGGAAATAGCCAACACCTTTTGACTATACAGGTTAAATTATAATAATAAGCATCTTGATAAAGTGCATGTAATTCAGAATACTGATGAGATATAATAGCAGGATTGGGAATTTCATCTACATCAGAAATTAGTATCGTATCTGAATCATTTAACTGTAACTGTTTTAATCCACGATCAATTGCATTTCTCTGAAATCGTTCACGTGCCCATGCATCTCCTGTTTCAGGAAAATCAACAACTACATGAACTATTTTATCTGCCCACTTTTGATATCTTGCTTTATTTTTCTCATAAAACAGTTCTTTATCTTTTCCAGAAAATGTCTTTGTAGCTTCAACTAATACAAACTTATCTGCTGGTGTGACCGATAACCTATATTCTAGCATATCTAATTCATTAAAAAAGGTAAAGCAATCTACAATCATTTAGTAGTAACATTCTGTCCTTCTATAAATGAAAGCATGTTTGGTTACTGCAAATATAGGAGGTATTGATTCACCAAGATCTCCTATACATAATATGTTTCAGTATTCTGATTTTCCATCTAAGTTGCCATCTCGACTTCAATCTAAATATTATAAGATGTGTACACATTGGCTACATCCAGAATATGAAGCATACGTGTGGATTGATAGTTCGTTTGAAGTTCGCGAAGGATTGATTGAATGGATGATTGAGCAAATGGGAGATACTGATTGTGCTTTTTTCAATCACCTTCATCGTAATTCAATTGTTGATGAATGTAATTTTGTTGAACATCAACTAGAATCTGGAAATCCTTATTTGGTAGCCCGGTATGCAGGTCAACCAATGGCAGCTCAAGTAAAATCATATTTGGACTCAGGATTTAATCCTGGATTTGGACTATTTGGTGGAGGTCTTTTTATCCGAAAAAATACTCCTAAGGTGAACCATGCATTCGATCATTGGTACATCGAAAACACCAAATGGACTATCCAAGATCAATTGAGTTTGCCATACATTCTGTGGAAACACGATTTGAAATTCAAAGTTATTGATAAGAATCTTTTGTATTCAGGTCCATTTCATCGATTTATTAATCATTCTTTAGTTAAGTAATCCTTGTCACCAAATGCCATTGACATTCATTTTGAGAAATTCCGTAAAATGATTCAAGGATATTAAAATGTTGAGATAAATATTGCTTGAACTCTTCCATGGTCCATTCTCGAACATGAGCAGAATTGATAGGTGGATCCAAATATTTTCGTCCATGATGTTCAACAAGTTTCAATCTACATGGGGTAGAAATAACATAATATTTTGTTTTTATAGATAGTAGAAATTTAACAAGTTCATTTGGATCAATAATATGTTCAATTACATCCGAACAGATAACTAGATCCGAACTTAGTTCTACAAAATTAAATGATTTTTCTGGATCGCCAGAATCTATCCAAGTTCTATCAGGATACTTTTTTCTCAAAAAAGAAATGCATGGTTCAGTTTCAATTCCAGTTGTTTTATGATGTCCAAGATAGTTTACTAGTTTATATGCACTTCCACAACCAACATCTATGACAGAAGTCAAATTTTTCTCTTCCATTAACTTTTTTGAATAAAGATACACTTCTCTTTGATGACGATCAGTTTCATACATATCTACATAGTGCGTTGGGTGTTCATTAATTCGGTAATTATCTGGCAGAAAATATTTGTCTGGCATTTTATTCTATATTGAATCGATCCGTGTAATCCTCTTCATATTCTGTAATATCGGAAAATGAAGGTGGTGAATACATCATTTGTACAAGAAACCAATTATCTTTTTGCTGCAGTCTGTTCCAATATTGATCTATTGTATATGCTGGCACATAATTTGGCATTGGTCTACTCCAGAAAAATTCTTTTTTAGGGTAATATTTTGAGTGTAAATTATTGAGACCTTCTTCGAAATTAGATAATAACGTTGTGTAATAGGATGAATTTACAATATAAGCACCTGTTCCATGGCATTTGGTCAATTTTAATGTATTCTTATCATACACAGAGGACATCCCACCAATGACTATAACATCATAAGATGCCATCTTTTCAAATAACAAGTCCCATTTTTCTTCTCTGAATACCATGTCATCTTCTAAGATCAGAACATTTTTCCATCCGGATTGAATAGCGAGTTTTAATACTTCAACATGGGATTTTGAACAACCTACATCACCATGTAGATCGCGGATTGCAGAAAATCTCTGGACATTTTGACAAGGAATTTTATCTAATTCCTTCTCAATTTGTTGACGTCGATCCGTACGATGATCTAAATTAATATATACCACTTGTTCAATCATTAATTTCTTCTCAGAAAATTTAGAGACGGAGTTTCTTTACGAAAATCAGAAGGAATTGTGGGTTTGGGGCGTGGTACATCTGGAATTTTAGGAGGAAGTTGTAATTTAGGTATGGAATAAGTCTTATTTTCACATGTCATTGAAGTTGGAAAATACAATCCAGATGAATCCATGGAAGAATCATTAAACCATTTCGATGGAAAATAGATTGGACGATCTAGGTTTAAAAAAGAACCCCACCATGAGAAAGTGGAATTGGCACAAATACATCCTTTTGCTCGAGACATCAAAAAAAGTGTATCGACTTCAGATTCTTGAATGATAGGGATTTCCGGGAATAAACTTTTGGCGTACGGAATATCATTTGTAAAAATAACGAATTCTTCTCCAGGATGATTGGCCATACATTTTTTATAATACTCGCTTAGATCAACAAAATGAAAGGAGTTTCCAATATAATCTCCTCCTCTTACATGAATAAAAAATTTAGATGAAATATTATATTTTTGCAAGATAGATTCATCAAATGTTAATGATTCGATCATGTTATAATAACATTTATGATAATAAAATTCGAAACGTTGAAAATAACCATACATCTTTAGATTTCCTTCTGTATGTTTAACTCTGTCAACCCAGTTTTCATATGATAATTTCGGATTCTCATGAACTGCAGTAGTTGGTTTATTATTATAATATGGCTTCCATTTTGAAAAAATAGTATCAAAATAGTTTTCCTTTGAATGATAAGACCCAGGACTTTGTAGAGAATCAAGAAAAATATGATTTCCAGTTACTTGTCTCAAGTACAATAGAAATCCTAATTGAAATAATTGATTTCCAAGTCCACCTTGTAAGTAAACAGTTATCCATCTAGGATTCGTATTTAACACAGTGAGGTTACTCAGAATAATTTTATCAGAGAATTGACCATCTATATCAGAAAAATCTGATCGTTGAGAAACTAGAGTGGGATAGACTACATACCAATTATCTCTGCGATGTAAACTATCCCAATATTGATCAATAGCATAACGATGACTTTTATAATAATTTCTCTCTAACTTTTGTGCACCTTCTTCAAAATTAGCTAATAGTGTTTGGTAATAGGATTCGTGAACTAGATAACCAGTTGTACAGCAAGAATTATAACAACGATACGTTTTATCAAATGATAACATTGTTCCTCCCAAAAGAATCACATCATAAGGTCTGGAAACTAGATCTTCGAGTATCGGATAACTTGCTAAATCAAAAACAGCATCATCTTCAACGATTAAACAATTTTTCCAACCAGATTGGATAGCAAGTTTCAAAACTTCAATATGTGATTTCGAACAACCAAGATGTCCTCTCTCAGGTTCATATATCGCATCAAATCTCTGGATCTTGTCTCCGAATATAGTAAGTTCCTTCTCAATTTGTTCTCTGCGATCTTTACGATGCTCTAAATTGATGTAGACTACATGTTCAACAAATTCAAACATTTTATTATCTTAGGGTTCATTCTAAAAATCCTTTCACACGCAACTAAAGAATTGCATGTGTTTTTGCCGTAACTTGGTACTCGGTATCCGAATAACCGGTTAATTGTGTCATCAAACAGGGGATAACAATATACCAATTATCATTACGCTGATTGTAATTCCAAACACTATCTAGCGCACCTCCTATACGTGGAGTATATGATGTTTCTAGCATAGAGATACTTTTGTTAAATACAGATAACAGTGTCGGATAATAATGTTGGTTTACCAAATAAGCAGTAGAACAAGCACAGCGGATTAACTTATAGGTATCTGGATAGTATTCCACAGCTGTTCCGCCTAACATAATAACATCAAACTCTTGAGAAGCAAGTTTTTCTAGAAGAAGCGTACCAGTTTCAAATTTATTCCATACAGCATCATCTTCAACAATGAGGACATTTTTCCATCCAAATTGGATCGCTAATTCCATTGCAGCGGCATGACTTTTTGAACATCCAAGATGTCCTCTCTGAGGTTCGTACACTGCATTCAATCTGTGTACTTTTTCACCGAATGGAGCCAGAAGTTTCTCAATATGTTCCCTACGATCCTTGCGATGCTCCAAGTTAATGTAGATCACTTTCTCAATATAGTCAAACATTATTACTTATTGTCATTTGTTAGTATGTAAGTTAAGTAAAACCATGGATCCCCGTATTTCTTAGTTGATTGTAGTATTAAGGCATTTGTATCGTTTAACACTCTTCGATAAATAACTTGATCTTTTCCGTGGATATTTTGCTCTAGTTCCTTCAAATAGTTTTGTGAAAAAGAATACCATGCTTCTTGATCTCCGGCTAGAACACCTCCGCCAATCATTGGTTTTCTATCATGAACTAGATTTGTAGCATCTAAACATGTAATTTTTCCAGGAGAAATGTAGTTTGCAGTATATTCAAAACTACCCGAACGTCTTGTTCGAAAACAACCCACGTCACACCATACGTAATAGGGAGACTCTTTTAACTTAATTGCTTCTCGAACAAATTCTTGTTTTGCCGCCCAGATTGCGTACAATTCTGGTGAATGCAAATTCCTTTCTGGGTCTACAGTATGCCATCTTTCCCATCTTGATTTCCACGGTTCAGACATCATTTCAAATGAATTAAATTCTCGCTGAACAAACTGAACATTGTTTCTTGCTTTTAATTTCAACTGTTCATACATCTCAGAAGAACAAAAAAACATAACAGGACATGTTACACACTCAAAAAACAATGATATCCATTGGTCATAAACATCCAACGAATATTTTGATTTATTTAAGGGATAATATGCTGTTACAAGAAGCATTTTTTAATATCATACATCGATCTTTAAAACCTAAACTTCGTAAAATTTTCAGTATGTTGGTCATTTCCCCATTTCACAGACTGGTAAAATAAGGGGTAATGATACCCATAAATTTTATATTCCGGATGTAATCTTGCAATAACAACGTCGTTATAGTATGACGGAGTTTGTATAACCTTTTCCAATTCTTCGATAACTCTTTTCTTATACGCTTTAGATTTATAAAGAATAGCATGGGTTGTCAACATATTGAGAATTCGAATATGTTTATCCGAAACTTTTTCAACTTCAGACCATCCATCGTGGGAATTCAAAGTTTTATGACCACCTGATTTAGAAAATCCTAAATAAAAGGCATCCGTATCTTCTGGCATTTCAAAATCAGTTTCAGAATTTATGTCTGTAAAACATTCAACATCATCTTCGATAACAATAATTGGAGTATCATCCAAGTGTTCTGTTAAAAGATCAATATTTGCTTTAACAAGACATGTCGGATAAGATTCATTTCCAGATTTATGGTGTGTAATTGATTTAAATCCTATTTTAGTTAGAAGTTCTATCATATGTTCCTTTCTTGCATGGTATTTTTCATTATGATCTGGAGATATAAAGATTACAGGAATATCTACTAGTTTCATTTATTTACTGAAGTTAATATTCTCTAAAAGGATATCCCCACCATGTGTTGGATGAGGTGGTGGACATACATTTGGAACAATTCTCCATCCATCAAAAAACTTTAATAATTTTTCCAAATTTAGTTGTCCTTCATATAATTGGTAATTTGAATATTCTGTATAAACATATCGAGTATTTTTCAACGTTTCTTGAGCACATGAAAATACAAGATCTTCCGCACCTTGAACATCCACCCACATGAAATCAATTTTGGTATTTTTTAATGATTCAAAATCATCTAGTTTTGTACATTGAACTTTAACAGAATTGGGAAATGTAATCCATTTATGTTCTACAAGATGCCCAGTAGGTTTTTTCAAAGAGGATGAACAGGACCAATCATAGGAATTTACAACTTGGTTTTCAGTTTTACCTCTAGAATCTCCTGAAGATAAATAAAAATCCATAGGTTCATTTGTATTTGATAAAGCCAATTCATTCAATTCACATATTGTATCATTACCCAATTTCTTAATTATTTCAATATTTCTAGGATCAGGTTCAAAAGTTACTATTCTAGAGTTAGGATGCATACGTCTAAAATCACGAGTATCAGTACCAAAATGCATACCAATTTCAACAAAAACTTCAATATCCAGATCACGAATAAAATCTTTAATATTCATTTATACAACAAATTCCATTAACAGTTAAATGAAATTGATTTTTTTAGATCCATGTCACCACAAGAATTTAGATGCGATTCAAAGAATGTGTAGAAAAACAAATATTGAATTGGAGATAAGTACAGACATTAATAGATGCCGTAGATCAGATTATGATATTTTAATATCCAATAAACATTTTTTCAATCCAGATCAAATTCCTGAGAATATAAAAATTATATTTGGACCCCAGTTATTTGTATTTCCAGAAGGATTAATTGTAGGATCTTTAAACAAAAAATGGTCGGAGAGATGTGTAGATAATACACTTTCAAAGTGGGTAGAAAAATGTTACTTAGATGTAGCAAAAAATATGGTTATTCCAACAGGGCAATTTCCATTTGCAGTAGATACTGAAAAGTTTCACCCTACCCATAATGAAAAGACACTAGATTGTTTAGTTTATTTTAAACACAGAGATCCACAAGTTTTACAAGATATTAGACAAACTCTAGATAAAAAGAAGATATCTTACCAAGTATTTTCATATGGGTCATATAGTGAAGAAGTTTACTTAAATACATTGCAAAAATCAAAATTCATGTTATCAATTGATGCACATGAATCGCAAGGGTTTGCATTGCAGGAAGCAATGTCTTGTAATGTTCCTTTATTAGTGTTTGATATCAATACAGTTTATGATGAAGTGGGAACAACATTTTTTAATAATTATATGCCTTTAGAATTAAAGGCTACATCAGTTCCCTATTGGTCTGATACATGTGGACTGAAAACTACAGAAATAGCAGATATTCCTTCATTGGTTGATCAAATGTTAAATACATATCAAACATTTGAACCTAGAAAATTTATTATTGAAACTTTATCAGAAGAACCGTGTATGCAAAGAATTTTAGATTATTTTGATCTAAAACCATAAATGATTTACTTCATTATAACGTGTTCTTTAGTAGAAAAAGATTATGAAATCAGAAAACAACAATACATAAATGGAATAAGCGCACTTTTAAAAATAGTAAAAATTCCCTGTAAAATTATTATTGTTGAAAATAACGGAAAAAGAGAAACCTTTTTAGATAAGTTTGGGTTAGATATACTGTATACCAACAATAACGCTATCCCAACAAATAACAAGGGCATCAAAGAATTAAAAGATGTCTGGGATTGTGTACAAAATTTTAATATTCAAGATGAAGATTTAATTGTAAAAATAACAGGTCGTTATATTTTACAAGAAAACAGTAACTTTATATCTACATTAAATGAAGATATGGATTGTATAATGAAATATGGAAATTGCGATTATACTGCAAAACATAAAGTTTCAGAATGCTTAACTGTTCTTGTGGCAATGAAAACTAAGTATGTAAAAAAAATTAAGATTCCATCTGAAAATGAATGTGTTGAATGGTGTTGGGCTAAAGCATCGTTTGAAATACCGGATGATAAGATTAGATTTATGGAAAAACTAGGAATACTCATTTGCCCCGGTAATAATACCTATTTTTTAGTTTAAAGAACTTTTACAACATCTTTGTCGGAGTATTCTGCCTTAGACTCTACTTGATTAGTTTTTTTTCCATAGAAATACAGGTCTTGAATTGGGCTTGCTCGGTAATACCCAGCACAAGTTTGATATTCTGATAAATCTAATGTAGTTTTAACATCACTAATAACTAGATTTCTATAATGATCTTGAAACTGAACATTCCCTGCAATTGTTGCAAAGCAATTCTCAGGTGTTGTTCTACGTGTTCCATGTTCGCCACGCCCTTCTCCACCACACGTAAAAAAGAAGAGACCATTTGGTTTTAACATTTTAGAAATCTTTTTTAGAGATAAATCCCATTCTGGATCATGTTCAAAACACTCTGTTGATACAATTACATCAAATGATTCATCTTCAAATGGAAGTTCAGACGTTTTAGATACAATAGTAACATTTTTGGCTTGAAACATATCATTACCATGGTATTCTGAATCTGGATGGAATAAAAATCTATTATTTCCATTAATATCTCCTGATCCAACATCTAATACTTTTACAGGCTTGTCAAAATATTCGGGGAATTGAGACTTAACAAATAATGTAAAATTCTTGGCTTCGTCATGCATTTATAAATAAACTAGAATATATGTTTAAATGATAAGCAGTCTTTATTAAAATAAATAATATTACGTAAAAAATCCATAAAAGAATCAGGATCTTCATGACATGTTACAGAATATACAATGTCCATTTATAGTTTAGTTTCTTTTTCTACTCAAACACCAATCTAGGAACAATATGCATAGCCTCTAGTTCCTGTGTCCAGAGTTTCATAGCATACGGAATTGTTTTGATTTCAAATTCTGTTCGAACTCCACACGTTCCACATTCGTACAAACCAGCATCTCGGTTCACTACAGCCATAACTCCACAATTTTTACAGAATCCAGTACTAAAAGGATCTGAAACATCCATCAGTCTTTCTTTCGTAAACATAGCTGTACCGTGAGACAACATACAATCACGTTCCATTTCTCCTACACGCAGTCCTCCGTCTCTCGCCCTACCTTCACAAGGTTGGCGAGTCAAAGATACGATAGGACCTTTAGCGCGTGAATGCTTTTTGTCAGCAACCATATGTTTCAATCTTTGATAAAATGTAGGTCCCATAAAGATTTCTGCTGGCATCATTTCTCCGGTCTGACCGTTGTACAACAGTTCATTGCCGTAAGAATGCATACCTAGTTTCAACATATGTTCACGAAGATCTTCAATTTTCAGATGGGAGTAAGGAGTTCCATCACCCAAGTTCCCTGTCTCTGTACAAACCTTGCCAAACATTGTTTCCATAAGTTGAGCAATTGTCATACGAGAAGGTACAGCGTGAGGATTCATGATAATGTCTGGACGCAATCCAGATGCAGTAAACGGCATATCTTCTTCATTCAGAATGATTCCGCATGTACCCTTTTGTCCATGTCTGGAAGAAACCTTGTCCCCAATTTCAGGAACACGTTCAGATACACAACGGACTTTAATGAATGGATATCCTTCAGAATTTTTATCCTGCCAAACTCCATCTACACGAGCCGTTTCCGAACCTTTGTAGACAGTTGAAGAATCACGGTACTTGTATCCATGTGGATCATGTTTCAAGTTAGTAACTTTTCCGATCAGAATATCGTTCTCATTAATGTAGGCATTCTGTTTAGGCATACCAGTTTCCTGAACGGCTTCATATGAAGAACTTTTGAATCCTTTAGTGGTTTCACGTTGAGGTCTAGAAAATTTCTCTTCTTTTCCGGAAGCCAGATTACGATGTTCTTCATCTTTATAAATCGTGTAGTACAGAGATCTGAATAGCCCTCTGTCCAACGCACCTTTGTTCAAGATCACTGAATCTTCTTGATTGTACCCTGAATAGATTCCGATAGCAACAATAGCATTGTACCCAAACGGCATCTGCTCAGTTCCCAAGATACTCATCATTCTGGTCTCTACAAATGGACGCATGGGATTACATAGAATGTAACCATTCTTATCTAGTCTCTTTGCGTAATTTCTGGCATATAATCCCATAGCCTGTTTACCCATAGCAGATTGATATGTGTTACGAGGTGACTGATTGTGATCAGACATCGGAATCGTAGACGCCATATGACCCAAGATCAAAGTCGGATGAATTTCGCAATGTGTGTGTTCAGGAAGGATTTCATGAGGAAACATAGATACTCTGATCGTATCAGATTCTGCTGCATCTACATATTCAATATTAGATTGAATCCAGGCATTCCATTCTGTGGATTTAGGAGGAGGAAGGATCTTTCCTTGCTGCACTCGGAACAAAGGACGAACAATACGACCACCATCAGTTTCAATCGCAAATTCAGAATCCAGAATGTTCCACACAATACTTGAATGAGGATGCAATACAAACGTTCTCTTTGCTTCCTTGAGATAGTCATACAGACTTTTAGGATCTTTTGTATACCCTAGAATGACCCCGTTCAAAGAAACAGGGATACCTTCGTAAGGTTTTGAGCAAGTAATCCATTGAAGTCGTTCTTTGAGTCGATCCATGATGACCAAAGAAGGTGTATGTTGAGATACAGAAGTCAGCATGGACAAAGATTTCACAATACCTACAGAATGACCTTCTGGAGTTTCTACAGGACATACAAATCCAAATGAAGTTCCATGGAGTTTACGTGGAGCCAGAAGTTTCCCAGATTTCTCAACAGGAGTTTGAATTCTGCGAAGATGGCTTAGTGTAGCCAAATAAGAGATTCTGTTCAGCACTTGAGATACACCCATTTTTGTAGCAGTAGATCCAGTTCCTACACCTTGAACGGTAAAGTTACCGGTAGCCAGAGCCTGTTTCAGCTTTCCTTCAATAGTAGAAACTTTCAGAATCTTGTACAGATTATTCAGGTTCAGTACCTCAATTGGTCTAGGTGTTCCCTTTTTCCATGAATCATTATTGATTTCGTGAACGAATTTGCCACGAATATCTTTACATACTTTTTGGAAGAGTTGACGAAATAGATGGGTCAACAGAGCACCCGTAGAAACTACACGTTTATTGGGATAAGAATCACGATCATCCAAAGTAATCTTTCCTTGATTGGTTAGCATGAGACGTCTGATCATTGCTGAAATCAGAATTGTCTTGCGTCCTTCTAGAACTTGTTGAGAAGATTGATCTCCTGCTAGGCGAACATGAGGAAGAAGTTCAGTCTCCAATAGTTGACGAACGTATTCTTTCTTATCTTCTTGAGGTGTACTGTATTGCAGATGATGACTCAGGTATTCTAGAGCATCATCACGAGTATAGACTTTGATGTCAGCACATTCAGAGAAAGAAGCCATCAGAGTATCATACTGATCTTCAGATCCCCAAACCAGTTTAGCAATTGACTCGTCATTTTCCATACCCAGGGCACGGAACAAAACAATCAATGGAAGTTCTTCACGAAATCGGGGAAGACAGGCGTGAAGTGGATATCCGTATCCATTAAATTTTGTGGAAAGACGGATCTCTAGTTTTTTAGGAGGCATCGTAAAGGATTCGTGTAGGGATTTGAACTCTACAGAATAATTGTATTTTGTTGCAGTTTTCTTTCCTGTGAAGACCATGATACGATTATCAGCTACCTTTTCTTGCGATAGGATAGTACGTTCAGAACCATGAATCACAAAGTATCCAAACGGATCTTGTGAGCATTCACCTAGTTCTTCTGGAGACAGAGGATAATCTTTCATGATACATAGCGAAGATCCTAGCATAACTGGAATCTTGCCTAGCGAAATGCCTTCAAACACACGCACGGATTCATCGAATTGACTCAGAGTTGGACCGTGGTAAGCACGTGTCACAAATCTGACATCAACAAACATCTGGGCCGCATACGTAAAATTACGCAGACGGGCTTCTTGGGGAAACATAGGTTTCACACGTCCAGTTGCTTCCTGAATACGAGGTTTCATATAGGTTACGTTCTCAAACGAGAGACGGAACTCATATTTATATTTCTTTGTGTCAGGATCTTGTTCATGCCAAACCACAATGGGATTGGTAGAACATACAATCAATGGAATCTTATTGCGAATAAAATCTTCAAAGGATTCAATTTGATGTTCAACCAGTTTACGAGGTCCCTCTTTATGGAAGAAACTTGAAACGGCTTCCCACTCCATGATATTGTACTGGATGTATCCGTAAATTGTTTCCCATCCGTTTTTAATAAAGAGATGGACAAGAAGATTGTAATCACTAAAAAAGATGGACCCCTACATCGTGAAAAAACTCCTAAAAAAAGCATTCTCCGAAAAACGTCTAAGATTAAAGGTGTCCAAGATCCTGCTAAATCACCGGCACCCAAACCTAATATGCGTAAACATACCATTCGTATGTTCACCTCTAAAGGTCTGCGTCGTCATCGCAAAACGTTGAAACACCGAATCTCTAAAATGAACTCTGCTGAAATTGCAAAAGTATTTGATCAACAAACAGATATCAAATTGAAACCTGAAACACCAAGTCATATAACGAAAAAATTATTAGATAACGCTGTTTCGGCAGGATTTGTTTCTTTACCCTAAACAATGACTGCCATTTGGGGCCCACTTGGTTGGATGACCTTACATTCCATTAGCATAAATTATCCAGATACTCCATCTGAGATTGAAAAGCAAATCTGTTCACGTTTTATAGACATGTTTTCAGAAACTATCACTTGCCACATTTGTAAAACTCATTTTGTGCGTATGTTACAGACCTATAAAAGTACACATCCTGAATATTTGAACTCAAAGCAAGACTTCTTTGTGTTTATTGTTCGTGCCCATAATACTGTTAATCAGAGATTGGATAAACCTACCGTAAAATCAGTAGCAGAAGCACTGACAACCTTACAACAAGCAACTTCCCAAACCAGTCCTGCAGAGTATCGTGAAAAGTACATCGAGTATTTGAAACATACCTGGGGTTCTGACAGAAGTGCTGCAGGGTTATTTGCACTTCAAAAAATCCGCGAACTTGAAAAAATTAATAGAGAATATTGGTCTCTACGTGAAACTTCTTATGTTCAATTTTTTTATGAAGTTGATGTCCTAGAATATATTAATGAGGCGGGTGTACAAAAAACTCCGCGAGGGTTTGCGCCTCTCATAGGTGGACACCCTAAAGTAGGATTTGGTGGCGGATTATTAAAATTGCGGCGTTAGAATAAATGCACTTGATCACTCCGTTTCTTCTTGTGGGAGCCGGAGTATGTATATATTTAGTTGTGATATACGCTAAATATATCACGAGCGAAGAAGATGTTTTAGGCGATAAGAATCAAATTCTATCTAAATATTTTAGTGGCAAGCGTTACCAGAAAGCTAATGATCCTCGAGCCCCAATTACTTCCTGGGGCCCAATTCATCAAGGTATTGCTGCTTTAACATTTATTTATCTTGCAGTTGCTCTTGAATACAATATGTTACCATCCGTCATGAAATGGATTAAGATTGTTGTACTTCTCTATTTGGCCGGTGCCCTCTTCTTTGAATACAATGCCATGTCCTACATTTGGACACCTGAATTACGTGCCTCCGTTGTTGGAAATAAATCTGAAATTGATAGTATAGCAGCAAAAACTAAAATCAATGTAGGTCCTATCGATAACTATATGACATCTGTGCTAGCATGGTTAGATTATGATGGTCCTTCTTCTCTGGCTGTTGGCTTATTATGCTTAGTAACTGCAGGTTACCTAGGAGGGTATGAAAAACTTAAAGGGCTTCTAGTGAAGTCAAAGCGTCGCTAGGATGCCAAGGAAGTGAAATAAACGGTTTTGATTCCCATTCATGTTTTTTGATCCACAAAGGTCTAGTTTCAGTATACCATTCATCCTCAAACTTCTTATGACGTTTGAGTAGGGATTTGGAAGGCAAAATAAAGGCCAAATGTTTTGCTAGAGTCAGTGTATGTTTTTCCGGTTTGGATGCTGTTTCATAGAAATCCAGGATATCTTGGATCAGAGGAGCATCGGGATAAGGATAGACCCAATTCCAATTACTGGATTTATTGTCTTTAAAGTATTCAATAGTCCAGTGAAATGTTTTCCAAAATGATGCGACCACAGGTTCCATATTTTCTACACCATCCAGTACATGCAATCCGTATTTACGCGATACTTTTGTTGGATCTGTTCCAATAATATATTTTTCAGGTTTCCTCTTAGACAAAAACTCCCATTCATATTTTTTTGCTTGAGAAAGAAATACGTATCTACCCTTTTCTGTCGTCAAATCAGGTTTTACTTGAGCGTACACATCTAGAGCACGTTGATACCCTCCTTCACGCAATGAGAACAGACCAAGATTAGGCATGAAATCGTTACCAAAACAGAGCACGCATAAGTAAAGATACTGTTCACGATCTATAGGCAAAACACGAGCCAATTCAGTACACAACAAAACAGAAAATTCACCTTGAGCATTCATCTCCTGAGATTCACGAAGAAGCAGAAGTTCGGATGCAACAGAAGAATGATAAACAGAAAGCAAGATCAAATCAGCATCCAGTCCATAAACAACAACCTTTTTACCAGGAGTCTTTTTTAAGTCACGAAACAGTTTTTGTTCACCTTCACCTGCTTTTGTGGTCCCAGAAATTTCAACAGGATATTTTGAAAGTGCTTCTTCCAATTCACGCATATACGGTGTATCTGGAGAAATTTGGTTACGATCAAATTCAGAATGATCTTTTGATCGGAATCGACGATATCTTTGCTGAACCATTTTGGCGTAGGGAACTAGACCGTCAAGGTAGAGGACAGTTCGTGATGCTTGACATATCGACATAACCAGTTCTAATCCTTTGAGGACACTCTGAATCGGATCAGAATCTTGGAGATATTTATGAATCAGACAATTAAAGTCCAGAGCCAAAATATCTGCTTGAATATTGGTAACAGGTCTGACTATTCCTGAATGTTGACGAATGAGGCTAACATAATAAAAGGGGATTCCCATTAGTATATTTTTTCGCCGAATATGAAAACGCTATATAAAACAAATGTGGGAGTGGTGTTTGCCAATTTTGTTTGTTGTGCTTGTTTTGTACGTGTATTCTCAAATTAGAAAAGAGCCGATGTGTTCTCAATGTACAGGAAAAGGAAAAGAGCATTAATAATAAATGAAACTATCACAACTTCTTCTTTTGTTCTCAATTGCGTTATCTTTATTAGGAGGGTATGCGGATATGACCGGTCATCGTGTATTCGGTCTTTCACGCCAGCATTATTGGAGTGATGCTACATACATTTGTGTTCTCGCTATTGGAATTCATCTTCTCTGGCATAAATAAATGCCAGCTAAATGCGGAGCCGGTAGAACTAGACGCACAGCCTGGCAGCGAAAACACGGTCCAGGAATTGGAAAGTTACATCATGGTGATCTGACCTCTCGTGGTTATTCTGTAACTAAATCAAAGACTGCAAGAAGATCTGCGTTGCGCCGAGTAGTCAAAGCAGAAGGTCCTCTGAAAGCATTCCGACAATTGAATGCAGTAGCCGTATATTCTAAGAATTCTGCACCCACAAAATCAAGAACGTTTAAAGCAGACAGAAACTGGGTGAGAAAAACTTATATGAAAGGTGGAGGATTAAAAGAAGATGCTTTACAAGTATTATTGAAAAACAACTTAATCAAAGAAATTACGGATGAAGAACTAGATGATTTTGCATTCAAAAGCGGAAAACTAACTGAAACAATACCTGGATATGTATATGCGTATACAGTAGATGGCTATACATTTTCTAGAGGACGTGATGGAAGTAGAGGGTTCTACTTAAAAGCTCAGAAAGAAGGGGAAGAAGATACAGTGACGTTAGCAACTTTTGCTGAGTATTAAAATATCAAGTCTAGATAAATGTGGAAACGTCTTCTTCTTGCCGCCGTTTTGTTCTACGCGTTTATTCCTGGGGTTCTGGTAACTTTACCTCCTAAAGGGTCTAAGACAACTGTGCAACTAGTCCATGCTGGTCTGTTTGCTGTAGTCCTCTATTATGCAATGAAGTATCTGCGTTTTGAACATTATGGTAATCATGGACCTGCCGGATGCCCTCCAACTCATTATGAAGGACATGTCAACGGCGTTGAACAATGTCTGCCAAAACCAGGTACCCGCCAACACCCTCCTGGATTTGAAGAAAAAAAGGCTTAAACGCCTAATCAGAACTCTCTTCGATGTGTTTGATACAGAGAAACAGCTCTCGCCGTCCCTCTGCTTCACGACTCCATACTCTGAATATCAACTCTGGATAGGATGTTCCTACCAGAAATTGCGTAAATTCTGGAGACCAAACATAATCTTTCATCATCCTTCCAGAAGGCAAAAGCTCTTCTTGAAGAATTGTACCAACTGTTCTTGATGTGTACTCAAACAACTTAAAGTTTGTAAATGCTTGTCCGCCCTCGACTCTGGCAACTGCACGGTTAAGTGCAGCCACATTGATTCTGTTCAACACGAACAACTCATCTCGCGTTAGAGTCTGGATAAAGGCGAGCATTTTTTGCTTTCTAAATTAATACGTTTGACAATTCGTTTTTGCGTTAAATTTTCTCTGCTACCAATAAAATGTACGCCTACCTCTTCTTAACCGCCCTCACCTTTTATCTGCTGTCTCCCGGTGTGCTGGTAAGCTTACCTAGCGTTGGCCCTCTTCCTCCTCTAGCCATGCACGCCATCTTATTTACGGCCGTACACTGTTTGATGCACAAAGCCATGCGCAAATAATTCTATATAATAAATGAAACAGTTGACCTTAATTGCTTTAGTCCTGGCTGCCGTGGCGTTCTATGTATACTATAAACGTGAAGGATTCATGCCTGATTCACGGGGACACCATCCTTGTCCCGGCGACCACATTGCTACATCTGGTCCCAAGTTTGTGCGCACATCTTCAGGAGATTGCAAATTATCTACCGATGTTCATGATCCTCGCTAAAACGGATTTCCCGGATAATTATACTACAACAGAAAAAATGAAGTTAAATCCAAAGTTGAGATCATTTCCGCTAAAGACTCGCATGGCTATTCTAAAAAGCCAAGGGAACAGATGTAAGAACAAACAATGTCATTGGAAATCCGAGTATCCTCGGCTTCCAATTTGGGCATTTGAAACAGATCATATTGTGGAATATTCTAAAGGTGGGTTGACCACTTTGGAGAACGGACAAGTTTTGTGTCGTGGTTGTCATCAAAAGAAGTCGCGAGCGTATGCTAGTGAACGATGGACATCCAGACTCTATAAACAGGATGAACGAGCGATAAATACGATACTTTCATTTAAGTATATCTAAATAAATGTTAGATTTTTACCTTGTGAATATCAATCGTCGTGAATTCGCAAAAATTTGGGCTTACGATTGTAGTCCTATCCTCAACTATTTGTTAGGACACGGATGGAGTTTTCAACATGTTATCAATATCGAATATGAAGGAACTGGATTCTCAACAAGAATGCTTCTTGAAAAAGGGTTCACCGAAAAACGGATTTCTTAACATATTTTAAGAGTATAGCAAAAAATGGACGAGCCTACACGAGCCGATTTGATTGACAATTTGGTCGGTTCAGTGGTTTCTGGATTTCAGAACTGGAAGTCGGATTTTACCGATGATCTAGTTCTGACATTCAAACACGGTCCTCCGGCAATTACATTTGACGAGGCCCGTAAGGAGTGGCACAGATATGTGGATTACAGACGCGCAATTGATTTGCGTAAAGCCCGCAATGAGTACCATATTCATCGGAATGAAGAGAGATTGGCAGAAGACTTTATGGTCGCCTATTACGAATCAGACGAATTGAAAAAGAAGTTTGACAGGCGATAAAAGGAACTACCTTTTTTTTCGAAAACGAATAAAGGTAAGGAATCTGCTAATAACATAACGATGGAAAAAACTCGGAAAGAATTGATTGCAATCTGTAAGGAGAAGAATATTAGTTATAGTGGAAAAAATAAGAAGGATATCTTGCAGTTAATAAGTAGTTCTGTACTGAATACTAAGATTTCAAAATTTAAATTTATTGATCTCTTCTGTGGGATTGGTGGGTTTCATCAAGCAATGTTATCATTTGGCGGAGAATGTGTTCTTGCATGTGATATTGATAAGAACTGTCGTGAAGTATACGAAAAAAATTATGGCATTACTCCATTCCCTGATGTTACGCAATTAAACACAGAAACTATGCCAGATTTTGATATTCTATGTGGAGGATTTCCTTGCCAGGCATTTTCACATAGTGGTAAACAACTTGGATTTGAGGATACCAGAGGTACTCTATTTCGTGATGTAGCACGTATTCTAAAAGATAAACAACCGAAATATTTCCTTCTTGAGAATGTAAAAAATCTAAAAGGACATGGAGGTGGTAAGACGTGGAGTGTTATTTATAATGCACTTACGGAGGTTGGTTATGTAACTTACGATACGCCAATTGTTGTGAGTCCTCATATGCTTGGCATCCCCCAACATCGTGAACGAGTATTGATTCTTGGAATTCGAAAAGATCTGGCACCGACCGAGTTGCCAAAAGTACCAACTCTTAAAGCAAATAAAAATCTTACTCTTTCATCTATATTGGAAACGAGTGATGTAGGAGATAAATACAATCTAACAGATTCAGATAGAGAAGTGGTAAATAAATGGGAAGAAGTTGTACAACATTTCAAGTCAAACAATGTAAAACTTCCAACATTCCCATTATGGTCTAATTATTGGGATTCGGATATTCCGTATGATGATGAACCTGGATGGAAACAAAAATTTATTAAACAAAATCAAGAGTTTTACACAGCGTATAAAGAGTTTCTAGAACCATGGTTGAATTCCGCAAGAATGTTAGACGGGTTTACTGGTGCGAAACGAAAGTTTGAATGGCAACGTGGTGCATTTCAAGCAAATGATAGCATCTTCAATTCTTTATTTCAGTTTCGCCCGTCTGGTATTCGTGTAAAAAAAGCAAATTATTCGCCTGCATTAGTTGCTATGGCACAAATCGTATACGTCGGTGAAAAAAAAAGAAAACTGACGCCACGCGAAGTGGCACGTCTACAAAGTTTTCCCGATACATTCCAAATTCCATCATCAAATTCAATTGCCTATAAGCAATTTGGAAATGCTGTAAATGTAGATGTGATAAAGTGGGCTGCTACGCTATTGTTTAGCATCTGACAAAGGCATTCAGAATATTGAATTCATGTTTTGGAACTTCCGATGGAAATTCTATGACCATGTTATTTTTCATGCTTTCCTTTAGCATCCGATACAATGCCTTTTCATCAATCAGACTGTTAGTCTTATTGTTTGAAGAAAGAGTTACGTTTGCTTTGCAGTATGTTTTTGAAATGATATAGATTCCTGCTTTTACAGGTGTTAAATAGAACGCAGAGTCCTTTTCTTCTTGTGCGCAATCAGACGGGTTTCTTTTCCACCACTGCTCTGTTTTTATATTTATGATCATGATATCTGCATTAAACCGTTCACGCTGTTTAGAGTTCTCGCTGTTCTTGCTCCAATCAAGAGCAATCATAGATTTACCACTAATTTTTTTTATTGAAAGTGGAACATCTAACACGTTACAATCTCCTTCTCCAGCATGACATTTTTTAAACGTCTTGATAATGTGTGGAAGATATGCTGTTAGAAACATATCAATTAAAGTTCCACCAGTTAATCCTGCACCATCACCTCTGGACATTTCAGTTATTGCATTCATCTTTGAAAGCATATCTGCTAAAACGTCTGGGGTCAAATAGTGTTTTAGTTCATCAAAGATCAACTGCAATTTACTGTCCATGATAGAGTTTGTGATGAATAACTATACCATTATAAATCTGTTTTCGCGAGTAAACTATCTTTTTTATGTTTTTTGGTATTCATATGTTGTTCGTATACCGATTTATAACAGGTACGAATATTGCATTCGAGACATTCATAAACTGGTTTTGTTACACCAGCCACAGCATTCATATGTTTTTTAGATGACTCATGTTGTTCAATCAATTGTTTACTTCCACATTTGTAATTGCATAATGTACATTCGTAAGTCTGGGCTTCAGGTGGTGGAAGCGTTTTACCTTGATGACTTTTACTTGCTAGGTGTCCTTCATATTGATTTCTTGTTTTAAATTTAAAGTTACAAGTCTCACATTCATACGTTTGTTTTTCTATAAATGTTCCATTTATTTTAGCTTGATGACGTTTACTTGCTAGGTGAGAATCGTAATGTCCCTTTCGATTAAACTTAAAATTACATATTGTACACTCGTAGACTTGTTTAGCGGGTTGTTCAGTAGTATGTCTTTTATTATTCATGTGCTGTTCATATACAGACTTATATTTTGTACGAAGGTTACATTCAAGACATTCGTACATCGGAGGTTTTACACCATTTACGGCGTTCAAATGTTTTTTTGTTCCATTATGTTGATCCATCTGATTTTGTTTGGTCGTCATGTAACCACATAGTTCGCAGTTCATAATTATATTAGAAAGGCGTTTATGTTTAGACGTTTCTAAATGCGCTTGGAATTTAACCTTCGCAAAAAACTGGATCTCGCAAGTGTCGCATCGTAAATGTTCATAATGTTTTAAGTGTTCTGGTGTCCTCCAATGATCATCCATCTCTTTTGTTATTTTAGTTTTGTAATCACATTTACCACACACATAAAAGTCTGCTAATGACATTCTTAATTTTTATTTAGAAAAAAATTATCGACCACAATCGATGGCGACCAACTTTGAAATAATACCTGAATTTCACACTTCACTAAAATGGATAGATGTCCAAGAACTTTTACCAAAAGTTTTTTAAGAACAAGCTACTTTTCTCATTCACAGAAAACGGACTTTAGATGAAGTTTCCTTTTTTCAGCAAAAGATGTATACACATTGGTTTGTGCGTTGTGGAGTTGGAGCAAACTTGATCAATTCAAGAAGTTGGTCTGTAAACTCTAAAAATACTAATGGAAAGATGTTTCTTGCCAACTACAAAAAAGGTGATTTACTCTGGTTTCTAACGAACACAAAAGGTGGACGTAAACTTATAGGAGTAGCAACAATATTTTCAGTTGTTGATAGAATTATTGGACCACTTATCACTCAAACAAATGCAGAAATTGGCTGGACTGAAGGAGATTGGGGAGATAAACAACTTCATTATGAGAACTGTTTTCTCATCGAATCTTTGGAGTTAAAACCAGACGTCAGGTGTATGTCTAGTTTTATAAAATACAATCAAGAGAAGTGTAAAATAGATCTTGATCAAGAATATACAAATATCATAAAGTACTCTGAAGTACGCAAAAAGTTGTAAAATGGACATTTTCGCAAGAAGGTTTTTTTCAGGAAAAGATGTTCACATTTAATGATGGATCTGTGCTTAAAAAGTACCAAGCAAGCATGGTTTGCTTACTTGAAATCTGGAATGGAAACAGGGTGCGTGATGATAATCATGTATCCAGAATCAATAATAGTCTAGATACTGTTATGTCTCTAGATAGACAGCCTTATACAGTTGCTCTGATAACTGTTGACGGTCAAGAGCGAAAATTCGTGATTGACGGTCAGCATAGAATTGCTGTTCTGAAACGGTACTTTGAAGCTTTGGATGTTTCTGATTTCGAAGTTCTTGTCATTGAAAAAGTCTTTGCTGATGAAACTGAAATTATTCAATATTTTAAGATTCTGAATCAGACAAAGTCTATTCAGTGGCGCGAAGATCCTGTAATGGTAGCCAACACGTTTGTGAGTCTACTTTGCAAGGAGTTCAACAAAGATCCTAAGAAGCCCCTGATTAAACCAGGAAAAACAAACAAGCCTTACCTATCATCAGATCGTGTACGCGAAGCTTTGATTCAAAGACATGTGGTAGATTGGAAAACAACTCCATCTGAATTTGTTTTGCGGTGTCGCGAAATTAATGATTCACATGTTGAAGAGATGGACACAAGTGTTCTGACAAATAAACGAGCAAAGGAATTAAAATTTGCTTTGGGTGTCATGGACTTTACGTGGATGTAAGAAAATGGAATATTTAAGAGTATTCTTTTTTTTCAGGAAAAGAATGCAAGATCCAAGACCGCCTGTGGCACCTGATCAACAGATAGGTATCCAAGATGATACACAAGCACAGATTCTAAGAGAACTTAAGCGTCAAAATGCTCTTCTTGAGGAACAGCTTCGCCCACAGAGGGAAGCAGATGCTCGTAAAAAGGCAGAAAAGATAATTCTCCGCAGAGAACGTATGTCGAGGCTGAATCATTACAATATGATTGAACAGCTTGCTCCTATCGTGAGCAACTACAAGCAAAAATGTGAGAGTATTAATCGTATTACAAGTCAACCTGCACCATACCCCCCTCTGACTTATGGAGGAAGTATGGACTGGTCTGTTTCTGACAAACAGGCAATTTCTGATCATCATAAAAAACAACAAGAGGTCCCAAAACTACTTGCAGAAGAGAAAATCAGCTTTGATACAAAAATCGAAGAAATATTCTCTAAATGTCCAAGCAGTACGGCCGATTATTATCGCAAATATGTTGCTCGAGGTGGAAATATGGTTATTGGAAAAGGTGATAAAGAAATGTTAATTCGTCTTCTTGACACAGATGCTCCAAGGAGTTTCCGCGAAATGTTGAGAGGTTAAGATGTGATATTTAAAACGGAAATGTTTTTTTACATTGTTGAATACTAGTAAACAATGTCTGGACGCAATCGTATCTCAGGCAAGACGTCTTCGGATGCCTTTAAGGCTGGAAATAATGCAGGAATGCTATTTCTCAAAGAAGCAAAGAGAATCGAACCTACGTTTCAACAAGACCGGAAACAGGCTACTCGGGAATATACTGAAGCTCTTTGGAAACTAAGAATAGCAGAGAAGTCTTCAAATGGAGACGTTCTTCGCGGATTTTATGGAGAGAAGTAGGAAGAAAACGAAAAGATTTCATATCTTTTTTTTATTCAGAAAAGAATGGAACGTAAAGTTACTCAAGCAAAAAAGAAGCAGATTGCCGGAAGACAACGCTTTTGCTGTTCAGCAAATGTGGATGGATATATCTGTCCACTGGATAAGAAGCCATTTGATGAGTCTGGTTATGAAATTGACCACATTGTGGAACTCTGTAATGGAGGCTCCAATGAAGACACTAATCTTCAGGCACTTTGTATAATGTGTCATCGCGTCAAGACCTCTCGGTTAATGATGAAACCCAAGCAAGCAAAAAAAAATAAAGTGGTAAAGCCAGATGTAGAGCTAAACACTAAGCCAAAGAAGAGCTTAGTTGATAAGTATTTTGACAGCGATTCTGACTTTGACAGCGATTAAAACGGACTTTTAACTAAGAAAGTTTTTTTCAGGAAAAGATGGGTTGGTATACGAATTATGAGGTAGAGTTTTCTGCCCAGATTGATTGGAATGAAGATATGCAGTCTTGTTTAAAAAAGTTTGAGGTTGAACATCTCTATCTGAGAGATCTGGAATTGCCTCGTGTGATTATGTGTGTCTATTCCAACAGTCCGGTAGAATCAATTTTGGAATCCCTAAAAAATATTTATAAAACCGATATACGCTATCGTATTTATGGTACAGATGAATGGGTTTCATTGTAAAACGGAAACTTTAGCAAGAAGGTTTTTTTCAGTAAAGAATGGAATCACTTTACGTTCTCAAACTCGATAAAGGTAAGTGGTACGTTGGAAAGAGTGCTGATGTAATGAAACGTTATCAACAGCATTTGTCAGGATCGGGATCTGCGTGGACATCTAAATATCCACCCACATCTTTGGTCGAATCAAGACCGATAACTTCAACTCATGATGAAAACAACGTGACAAAGGACTACATGAAAAAGTATGGAGTCCAAAATGTTCGTGGTGGTTCATACACTCAAGTTGTTCTCGATGACAGTACAATTTCAGTATTGAATAACGAGTTTCTAGGCAATGATAACAAATGTTTTAAGTGCCAAAAATCTGGCCATTTTGCCAGATATTGTACAGAACAACAGAAACAAGTGGTTTATGAATGTGATTATTGCGATCGCGTATTCACTACACGTTTCGGTTGTATGGTTCACGAGAAAAAGTGTCCAGAAAAGGATTCTGATGAAGAGGATTCCGATGAAGAGGATTCTGATGAGTGTCATAGATGTGGACGAGATTCACATTGGGCAAACGAATGTTATGCCAAGACACATGTTGATGGATACGCTCTTTAAAACGGAAACTTTCGCAAGAAACTTTTTTTCAGGAAAAGAATGGAGTTTAATTTGCGTCAATCGTATAACCATCCTGTGTGGCCATCTCCTCGTGCCCGAATTGTTGCAAAACGACTCGGGTACGAACAAAAGAGAATGACACATGAACAGGCACTGAACTGGCTTGCTGCCAGAATGTTTAAGACGGTTCCTGAATTTCTTCAATTAAAGGAAGAAACTGCTTGGATTAATTTGGGCTTTTACCGGTATTCATACGGTCAACTTGTGGCCTATGATCCACTATATCCTTCAAACCGAAATCGTTGGTAATTATCTACGGAACTTAGATCTTTTTTTTGTCTTTCTTTTTCCACCTGTAACCACAAATCCAGCAATATTTGTCTGAATCTGTTTTAAAATAGGTGTTAAAAATCTATTATCGGCTTCTGATACTGCCATTTTCATTGCCTGCTGAATCAATATAATCGTTTCATTGAATTTAGGTTTCATTCTATCTTCTACTAACCTAATTAACGCATCTGACGGAAACATAGGGTTGGGATTTCGTCCTCGCTGTATAGGAGGAGGACCTCTTGGCGCATTTGCTTGGGGTGTTGCGTATGGTGTAGCAGGACTTCCTTCTACCAATCCCTGTGAAAATATCTGCGTCTGAGACAACGGAATATCATCCATTTATAACTACTAAATATATTCTACTATTTCTATAAATGCCAGGAAAGACACTTAAATTTGAAGATCGAGTTTTGGCAGCAATGAAAAAGAAGAATAAGAAAGCAACTATGAAAACTGTTAAACGTCGTTTAGAACAATTGTTAAAATCTATTGAAGATCCTAAATCTACAATTAATTAAGACATAACTAATTCTACTGAATCATCATTGCGGGATACAAAGTAATCTAGGAATACAGCATTCCATTTAGGATCTTTCCATTCAAATAAGCCTCGAGTTTCCATAAGGTCTCGAATATCTTCGTCTACATCCAACATTTTGTGTCGTTCAATATACTGACGATTTTCACGAGTTCCGTGAAACAGATGTTTTACGCGTCCAGATAAACATGAGATTTTAGGAGGATTGGGACAGAATTCAGAATACAATTTGACTAAAGGTTTTGGTAATGATTTGAATCCTTTAGGCATATCCTTTCTCAACCATTTCATTGCGGATAAGGTATCTCCAGATCCTGAAACTGCATAATCAAAGAAGCCTATCTTATTATACCATTCTCTACGGAATCCCCATGCGAATCCAGGATGATATTTACCGTTCCATGTTTTATCCCGCATTTTGAGAACGCCTTCACGTTCCAACATGGGTTCACCATCTGGATCTAGCCATACACATGTATCAAATAATTGGACCACATCGCAATAGTCTAGAAGTTTAGAGGCTTTTTGGTACCAACGTGGATCTTCAAATAGGATATCTGCATCTAAAAATGCCAGTTTGGTATACTTTGCTGGAATATACGTTTCTAGTAACCGACATAAATTTTCTTTTTGAAACATGACTGAATCTCCATGAACATGAAATGCATCAGAAATTTCTTCCTCTCTTTTTGGGTAAACAAGTTCAAGTGTGAATAAAGGTAGATCACCTAACTGTTTACGCATTGTAACATAATTTTCGATCAGTTTTTTAGATTTGGCAGGATTGAAAATAACAATACAAATAGCTAAATCTTTTGATGGACAAGTACCCATTTATAATTTACCAGTGTAATTAACGTAAATGGATCCAAAATCTAAAGCCGCAAAAGATATGGCGCTCAATAATTTCTGTGGGATCGAACAGATTGCGAAACTTCAGCCTGAGGAACCTACGGAACCTGAAGAAGATTTTGCTGTAAAAGAAGTTGATTAAAATGGATTATACTCCTTTAAAAATATTGATAGTACATTTTACAGAATGGTTTATACAAACAG